TGGTGTTCTTGATTGTACCAAACTTCATACTTACAAGTACAATGAAGATCTCTTTAGAAAGGTGAATATTATTCCTGATGGTAAGAATCATGGTCTAGTGTTCATTCTTGATTGGTCTGGATCTATGTGTGATTCTCTCTTGGATACAATCAAACAACTCTATAACTTGGTTTGGTTCTGTAGTAAAGTGAATATCCCCTTTGAGGTTTACGCATTTACCAATAGTTATAATCGTAGGCATGAAGTTGCTCAGCATCAAAATGAACCAGAGAAAGGTAAGTTTATAGTTACTGGAGACTTTAACTTGATGAACCTTCTTACTAGTAAGGTGAATAAGAAAACACTTGACAACCAACTCCTCAATATCTGGAGAGTTGCTCGTCAGTTCCGTACTTACTCTCAATACAATTGTCCAATTCAGGTATCACTTTCTGGAACTCCTTTGAATGAGAGTTTGGTTGCCTTACATACTATTCTCCCTAAGTTCAAAAGAGAGAACCAACTTCAAAAGGTTCAGTGTGTAATCCTTACTGATGGAGAATCAGGTCAACTCAATCACTTTGATTACTACACTGATTACAAAGGTGTAGAAAGGATGGGTGGTCGTCAGTGTAGAGGTGAAAGTGGTTACCTTCGTAATCGTAAGACTGGTCACACCTATAAGATTGGTTATCACTATTGGAACTTTACTGATGTTCTCCTTGAGGATCTGAAACAATCATTTCCTGATACAAACTTCATTGGTATTCGACTTGTTTCTCCTCGTGATCTCTCTCACTTCATCAGAAGGTACGGTTTTGTAAGTGAACAAGACCTTAAGAAAGCTCGTAAGGAGAAGAGTTATACTATTCAAGGATCTGGATACCACGCATACTTTGCAATGATTCAGAACGCTCTTTCCTCAGACACAGAGTTTGAGGTTGAAGATGAAGCGAGTAAGAGTAAAATCAAATCAGCATTCATGAAGTCACTTAAAGCTAAGTCTCTAAATAAGAAGGTTCTTAGTCAGTTCATGGATCTGGTTTGTTAATGTTACTCACCCCCAAACTGCCCCATTACTGAAGAACTCTTATTATCATGACCCTATCAACCGAATACATTGTTTCATCTCTTCAAGCTCTTTATGGAGACACTGTAAAAACAGGTGACATTCGAGCCTGGTGTGCAATGAATGGTTGTTCCTATCCAACCGTAACTAAAAAGATCTCTGACTATAAGTCAGGTCGTGGTAAGTGGGAACTGACTGTTCAGGATATCAAAGAAGAACTAGAAGAAACATATACAGCACCAGCAGTAGAAAACCACATCGAACAAGATCTCGTCCCATCAAAAGATGATAACTTCGTCAGCTTTGGTAACTTTAACGATATTAAAAAGATTATCAAATCCAATCTGTTCTACCCTACATTCATTACGGGTCTTTCAGGTAATGGCAAAACGTTGGGTGTCGAACAAGCTTGTGCGGCACTTAAGAGAGAACTGATCCGTGTCAACATTACTATCGAGACTGACGAAGACGATCTTATTGGTGGCTTTCGTCTTATTAATGGTGAAACTGTTTGGCATAACGGTCCAGTCATCGAAGCTCTTCAACGTGGAGCAGTATTACTTCTAGATGAAGTAGATCTGGCATCCAATAAGATCCTGTGTCTTCAATCAATCCTTGAAGGTAAGGGTGTATTCCTCAAGAAGATTGGTAAGTTTATTCAACCTAAAGATGGATTCACTATCATCGCAACAGCAAACACTAAGGGTAAGGGTTCTGAGGATGGTAGGTTCATTGGCACCAATGTTCTCAATGAAGCCTTCCTTGAGAGGTTCTGTGTAACCTTTGAACAGGATTATCCTACTCCCACAGTAGAAACTAAGATCCTCGGTCATCTGTGTGATGATAAGAAGTTCTGTAAGCACTTGGCTGATTGGGCTGATATCATTCGCAAGACCTTCAATGAAGGTGGTATTGATGAAGTTATTAGCACCCGTCGTTTGGTTCACATCATCAAAGCATATTCAATCTTTGATGATAAGACCAAGGCCATTGGAGTTTGTCTCAATCGTTTTGATGATGAAACTAAACAATCCTTCATCGAACTTTATGATAAGGTTGATGTAGAATTCCAACTAGAAGAAGCCGAAGACAAAATGTATGTTGAAGAATCCCCCAATTTCTGATATACTAAATTATGAACGCATGGTCACTACTTTATGAGGAACTTGAAATGAGTAACATTACGTTTGGGAATACCCAAGATTTCTGGGAGGAAGACGGAATCAGTTTGACAGGTAATCCATATATCACTGGATCACCTTCAGATGATACTATTATCTTCTCATCAACCAGTTATGGTGCAGCAGAACCAGTAGTTATTGGTAGTGGTATCCTAGGAGGAATGGGGGAGGATCACATCAGTTTTGATGGTTCAGTCAGTATTCCTGATTTCCCAACAACAAAACCCCGATGGAAGTATGATGAGGAACAGATCCTCAAAGAGTTGTCCGATTATATTTCTGGTACATATAACCAACATTATTCTGCTGGTACTGATAAGGTACAGACACTTGATCTCATTGAAGCCTGTGGTGACGGTGAATCATTCTGTCGATCCAACATCCTAAAGTACGCCTCTCGATATGATAAGAAAGGCACAGCACGACGTGATATCATGAAGATCCTGCACTACGCAGTTCTTCTTCTTCACTTCAACGACAAAAACGCACAACGAGAAACCTATCCTCAATGACAATGAAACTTTCTGAATCAACCGTTAATCTTCTCAAGAACTTTAGTTCTATCAATCAATCTATCCTCTTCAAGGAAGGAACTAAACTTCGCACTATTTCAGTGATGAAGAACATCCTGGTTGAAGCAAATGTGGCTGAGGAGTTCCCACGGGACTTTGGTATCTACGATCTCAATCAGTTCCTTAACGGTCTCTCCCTTCACGCTAACGCTGAACTGAACTTTGATAATCAAGAGTATGTTCTGATCAAAGAAGGTCGTATGAGGAGTAAGTACTTCTTCGCTGATCCTTCTGTGATTGTTGCACCTCCTGAGAAAGAGATCACTCTTCCCTCTGAAGATGTATCCTTTGAACTGACATCTCAACAACTGGAGAAACTGAAGAAAGCATCTTCTGTGTATCAACTCCCTGATGTATCTGTGATTGGTGAGGCTGGTGTAATCAAACTGGTTGCACGAGATAAGAAGAATGATACATCAAACAACTTTGAGATTGTTGTTGGTGAGACTGAAGATGAGTTCGTATTCAACTTCAAAGAAGAGAACCTGAAGATTGTTCCTGGTAACTATGATGTTACAGTATCTTCCAAACTCCTCTCCAAGTTCACCAATCAGAACATCGATGTAGTATACTACATTGCATTGGAACCTGATTCTACCTTTGGCTGATGAACATCTTCGTTACAAGTTCGTGCCCTATCAAGTCTGCTCAAGTTCTTCCTGACAAACACATTGTCAAGATGCCACTTGAGACCTGTCAGATGCTTGCTATTGTATGCTCTGACAAATGGGGTCATGGGTTTGGTACCCTTCCTAAAGCTGATGGTACACCATACGCAACTGAGAAGGGTGCCTTCCGTAATCACCCTTGTACGATTTGGGCTAATGAGTTTGTGATGAATTGGCAATGGCTCCTCCACCACGGTATCGCTCTGTGTGAGGAGTATAAGAACCGATATGGTAAGGTTCACACTTGTCACCATACTCTAATGGGTGCAAAGGAAATCCTCCCTACAGGAGATCCTACAGGACGGTCTGGTAAAGATACCACACCGTTCGTTAGAGCTATGCCTGATGAGTTCAAACTAGATACTAGTATCTCAACCTTTGATGCATACAAGATGTACATAGGTTCTAAACCGTGGGTATCTGACAACTACCTTCGTATTCCTGAACGTAAACCTGAATGGGTATGAATGAAATCTTAAAAGGAAAAGTAAAAACACTTTTCGAAACAGACAATCCTGAAGAAGTATTGATTCGTTATGAGGATTGTGTGACTGCTGGAAATGGACAGATGATTGATTACCCAAAAGGAAAGGGTGCGATCTGTTGTTTGATGACAGCAATGTTGTTTGAGTATCTAGAGAGTAACTCAATCAGAACACACTTTATCGATTGTCCTTCATTGGATACTATGAAGTGTAGAAAACTAAACATTGTTCCTGTGGAAGTTATCTGTAGGAACATCGCAGCTGGTTCTATTGTGAGAACTACAAACCTCACTGAGGGTATAATGATTCAACCTCCTATTGTTGAGTTCTTCCTCAAAGATGACAGTAAGAATGATCCTCTACTCACACCAGATCGTGTGAGGTTGATGGGTATCAATACAGAACCATTGATTGAAAAGGCTCGTAATGTCAACGATTTGTTACAACCACTCTTCTTATTGTGTGGTATTGATCTAGTTGATTTTAAACTGGAGTTTGGGTATGACGCCCATGGTGACCTTTTTGTGGCTGATGAACTCTCACCAGACAACATGAGGTTATGGAGTAAAGACAAAACAGAACGGTTCGATAAGGACTTGTTCCGTAAGGGAGAAGGTGATATAGTAGAAGCCTACAAGATTATTTTGACAAAACTGAGGCAGTTTGTATGAGTCGTAATGAATTCGTTTTTGTGGAGAAGTATCGTCCACAGACGATTGATGAATGTATCCTTCCTGATAACATCAAGAAGACCTTTATTGATTTCCTAGATAAAGGTGAGGTTCCAAACCTTCTGTTGTCTGGACCACCTGGATGTGGTAAAACCACTGTAGCTAAAGCACTTTGTAACCAATTAGGAGTAGATGTTTATGTCATCAATGGATCCGATGAGGGACGATTCTTGGATACTGTCAGAAACAATGCGAAGAATTTCGCTTCGACCGTCTCGCTTTCGTCAACTGCTAAACACAAAGTCATCATCATTGACGAGGCAGATAACACAACCCCAGATGTACAACTCGCCTTACGGGCATTTACTGAGGAGTTTATTGGCAACTGCCGATTCATCTTCACTTGCAACTACAAGAACAAAATCGTTGCTCCCCTCCACTCCAGATGTGCAGTCATCGACTTTGCCATTAAAGGAAAAGAACGACAAGAACTCGCAGGAAAGTTCTTCAAAAGACTCCAACAAATCTTGGATCAGGAGTCTATTGGATATGACGCAAAAGTCCTTGCAGAACTTATCAACAAACATTTCCCAGACTGGAGAAGAGTACTCAACGAAGTTCAAAGGTATTCGGTCGGGGGCAAAATCGACTCAGGAATCCTCGCAAGTTTTTCGGATGTAAAGACTAATGATCTCTTTAAAAGACTTAAGTCCAAAGACTTCCCGGCAGTTAGGAAGTGGGTTGTTGATAATCTTGATAACGATCCCACTGTATTGTTACGTTCTATTTACGATGCAATCTACTCCCATCTTGATGGTCCTGGCATCGCTGCCGCTGTACTTATTATTGCGAAGTATCAGTACCAGAGTGGTTTCGTTGCTGACCAAGAAATAAATATGTTAGCTTGTTTAACTGAAATTATGGTGGAGGCTGAATTCAAATGAAGAAACTATTACTAGCTTTGGGTGGAGTTCTCCTACTCTCCTCACCTGCACTAGCCCATAGGAATGGGTATTCACATCATGGACACCATAGTGGTAGTCATAGGCACTGTCATAACCACTATAATAGAGGATATAGTCACTGTCATAGACATTCCCATAGACCTGGAAATGGTCATCATGGAACTCAGTATATGCACGGTACTGTCCATCATGGTCATCATGATCCTGGTTTTCAAATTATTATTCGTTGATTATGGAACTCAAAGATTGGTTGAATTCTCTTAACTTTACTAAAGAGAATCTTTTAGATGATGAACCCCATCTTGCAAAGGAGTTCCCTCCCTATATCATTAATCGTTGTATGTCTGGGCATATGGATACAATCATGTATGCCCAAGAGATGAATAAGTATCACTTCCTCGATAAAGATTTGCAATATAATTTTTATCTAAATACTCTGAGAAAGAGGAAGAGATTCTCTCCTTGGATTCGGAAGGATAAAGTATCAGATCTTGATTATGTAAAACGTTACTATGGTTATAGTAATGAGAAAGCATCTCAGGTTATGAAGATTTTGACTCCTGAACAAATTACATACATTAAACAACGACTTGAAACTGGTGGGAGTAAAAAATGAGTCAAACTACTGAGCCTCAGGTTCAATGGTCTCAGGATAAGATGATTGAGGTCAGATTGAATGAACCTGATGATTTCCTGAAAGTCCGTGAAACCCTGACTAGAATTGGTGTAGCTTCTCGTAAAGAGAAGAAACTATATCAGTCTTGCCATATCCTTCATAAGCAGGGTAAGTATTATATCGTTCACTTCAAAGAACTATTTGCTCTTGATGGTAAGTATGCAAACCTTACTATCAATGATGTACAACGTAGAAATCGTATCACCAAACTCCTATCTGATTGGGGGTTGATTGATGTGTGTATAGAGGATGAGATCATTGATATTGCACCACTGAACCAGATTAAGGTTCTCCCATATAAGGAAAAAGGTGAGTGGGCATTGGAACAGAAGTACAATATTGGATCGAAAAAGAATCAGAGTAGTGAAACTCCTTCTCAATAATATGGAATTTGATGATGATTTTTGAATGATGATGAGTTCTTTGAGATACAAAATATTGTTTTCAAAGAAATACCATGGTTCTGGTGTAGTGTTTTTCGAGATGAAGACTTTAATCCAAAGGTAGATTTGAAAAGTAATTTTCAGTTCTACCACTGTCTCTATTACAACAACACACCACAAAGTACTTTCTATGATAAGTTTTATCCAATCATCAAAAGGTTGAATATCAGAAGTCTTATTAGGATGAATTTGAATCCTATGACTGAAGAGATTGTAGAACATGGAATGCATGTTGACTATCCTTATCAGGACAGTAAGACATCTATATTCTATCTAAACACTAATAACGGATACACTCGTCTTTTGGATGGTGATGATGAAGTAATCGTGTATTCTGTTGAAAATAGAATTGTTAGTTTTGATTCTCAAACTCGTCATACTGGAACTACATGTACAGATGAATCTAGAAGGATTGTTTTGAATATCAATTATTTCTAGTGGGTGAAAACCCTAATAAAAGGTAGGGAGTTCCGACTCCCCTTTTTTATGCCTTCTGATATATACTTTATGAGTGGAGGCCGAAAGGGTCCACACATTTCAAACTCGCTTAATAAGGAGCAACACATGACACTCGCTAAGTATAACTCAGCAAACATCAATCAACTGATGGAGCGTTTGCAGCGAAATACCATCGGAATGGATAATTATTTTGATAACATCTTTAGCTACGAAGCACAAAACTATCCCCCATACAACCTCGTTCAAATCTCTGAGGACGAGTCCCGTCTAGAACTGGCCCTGGCAGGTTTTGGTCAGGATGAGGTAAAGGTCTATACCGAGAAGGGTAACCTGGTTGTAGAGGGTTCTAAGGAGAAGGTGGATGGTCGTGAGTACCTCCATCGTGGTCTGGCAACACGTTCCTTCACCCGTAACTGGTCCATCTCTGAAGACACCGAGGTTACTGATGTGACCTTTGAGAATGGACTTCTGGTAGTAACACTTACACGTATCGTCCCTGAGTCAAGGAAGAGGCGTTTCTTCCTCGGAGGTGGTGACACTAAATAATAGTAGGCTACCCCTCAAATAAGTCGTCGCGAGAGGCACCTGGTCAGTATCAGGTTAACCTCTCCCTTTTTTTGCATTATAATAATAGGAGATATTATCTAAAATGACTGTAAAAGTAGTACTACTCAAATCAGGTGAAGATATCATTGCTGATGTTGAGGAAATGATTGTAGGTGAACCAGCAAAGGTGGTTGGATACTTCTTCAACTACCCTTGTTCGGTAAAACTCCTAGGTAATGAACCTGTAAAGGATAGAAATAGTTCTCCCTTCAGGCTTCGTATCACACCATGGGCACCACTTTCTAAGGATCAAAAGATTCCTGTGGTGGCAGATTGGGTTGTCAGTATTATGGAACCCATCGATGATCTTCTAGATATGTACACAACAAGTATTCAAGACTATGAGCAAAGAAAATCTAAAACTATTAGTTCTACCGACGAATCAAATTCTACTGACTCAGATTGAAGAGGCGGGTGGTGATATTGGTGAACCTGATTGTAGGTTGATTGAACCCTTTGTGGTGAACAATGATGGGACACTCTCTCCATGGTTAGTTTCTCTTACCAATCAGAACTCATTCATGATTCATTCTGATAAGATCTTGACCATTGTTGAACCCAATGGTACACTAGTAGATAAGTACAGTGATCTGGTGAAGGAATGAATTTTTATACCAATGTGATGATGGTTGGAAATGATTTCCTCGTTCGTGGTTATGAAAATGGTAAAAGAGTTCAATACAGAGAGAAGTTCCAACCTACCTTGTTTGTTAAATCAAACAGGGAGAGTGAGTGGAAGACATTAGAAGGTGAGAATGTAGAACCAATTCAACCTGGTTCCGTTCGTGATTGCCGTGAGTTCTTTAAGAAGTATGATGGTGTAGATGGTTTTAAGATCTACGGAAATGATCGATACATCTATCAATATATCTCAGAGAAGTTCCCACAGAATGAGATCAAGTGGGACATATCCAAGATCAAACTTGCGACTATTGATATTGAGGTGAAATCAGAAGATGGATTCCCCTCACCAGATTCATGTTCAGAAGAGATGTTGACCATCTCCATTCAGGATTACAATACCAAAGAGATTCTTACTTGGGGTCGTAAACCTTATACTCCATCACAGAAGAACGTCACATACTTCCACTACGAAGAAGAAGTGGATATGTTGAGGTCGTTCATTGATTGGTGGAACCGAGATCCCCCCGAGGTTATCACTGGTTGGAACTGTAGATTTTATGATATCCCATACCTATGTGGACGTATCGATAGGATCATGGGTGAGAAGGAGATGAAGAGATTATCTCCATGGAATATGATAAAACATGATGAGATGGTTATCATGGGTAGAACTCATAATGTTTATGAGATTGCAGGTGTAACCACACTTGACTTTATGGAACTCTATAAGAAGTTCACCTATGTGAACCGAGAGTCATATCGACTGGACTTCATTGCAGAGACAGAACTCGGACAGAAGAAGTTGGATCACTCAGAGTTCAATACCTTCAAAGAGTTCTATGATGGAGACTGGAAGAAGTTTGTAGACTATAACATCGTTGACGTGGAACTGGTTGATAGGATGGAGGATAAACTCCGTCTCATTGAACTTGTTATCACTATGGCATTTGATGCTAAAGTGAACTTTATTGATCCTATGTTCCAAGTTAGGTTGTGGGATACAATCATCTATAACTATCTAAAGAAGAGGAATATTGTTGTTCCTCAGATGGATAGAACAGATAAAGATTCAAAGTTTGCAGGTGCGTATGTCAAGGAACCGATTCCAGGAGTCTATGATTGGGTTGTTAACTTTGACCTCAACTCTCTGTATCCTCATCTTATTATGCAGTACAATATCAGCCCAGAAACGCTCTTGGATGAGAAACACCCAACATCAACAGTTGATCGAATCCTCAATGAGGAGGTAAACTTTGAGATGTATAAGGATTATGCTGTGTGTGCCAATGGTGCAATGTATCGTAAAGATGTGAAAGGTTTCCTCCCAGAACTTATGGAGAAGATGTACGCTGAACGAAAGGCATTCAAGGGTAAGATGTTGAAGAGCAAACAGAAACTCGTTGATATTGAAGCTGAGATGAAACGGAGGGGATTGTGAATCTTCCAGATATTATTAGAAAGAATTCTTTTGATTGTTTCAAAAGTTTGAATGCTGCTGAGAGAGCAGTTGTTATGTTTGGTGATGAAGCATACCGAGAGTCACTAGATCTTGAGAATGATGATGCTCCCTGTTGGGTTATGCAATCTGGTGAGACTTATGGGTTTGTTGGTTGGAATACACAGTGTGTTCCGACAATTGATTACATAGTATGGAAACTAGAACGTCGTGAGAAAATTGCGAAAGGAGAAATTCATGAGTAACAAACTCAATATCACCCCACAAACATACATCGATATGAACAAGGAGTTTGTGGAGGAAGGAATTCCTTTTGAGGTTGTCATTCCAACTCAAGAGAAAATTGATGAGTGGTTGGAACAACCATCAGTTCATCACGATCCACCACCTCAAATAGATATGGTACAAGAAATGTGGGACAAAATTGGAGGTAGACCTAATGAAGTTTAAAGCACTAGTATTCATCCGTCTAAGGTCACAGGTTGATGACTCTCCTGGTAATGCTGTGAGAGATTGTTGTGGTAGAATGTCTGAGTTGGACATTAAAAAACTTAGACTTGGTAAGGTGATTGATATTTGGTTGGAAGCAGATACTAGAGAGTATGCTGAGAAGGAACTTGAAATGTTATCTGATAGATTCCTTGCCAATACAGTCATGGAAGACTGGGATTATGAATTGACTGAGATTGAAAGTTTCCCCAAAGGTATTGAGAATGAGTAACAGAGACAAGAAGTATGGTGGTCTTGTTCGTTATGATCACCATGATAAAATCATCTATCTTCAGAGGAATATGAATCCTCCCACAGCACACGCTCGATTTGTCAAAAAACTCCAGGAAGAGTATCCTGGTTATAAGGTAGTGAGTAAGAAGTAATGGGGTACCTTATTGGTGGAGCCGGAGATGGCGCAGAAGAAGAGATCGTACAATCTGGTAAAGACTACTCCAAACTGTCTGATAGAGAACTATTGAGTCTCAGAGATCAGACAGTAAAAGATGTTGCCAAGTTCAACAACTTCCAGATGGTTCGTAAGATCTGTTTGAACTCAGCATATGGTGCCGTTGGTAACCAATACTTTAGATACTTCAAACTTGCTAACGCAGAAGCTATTACTCTTTCCGGTCAAACATCTATCAGGTGGATTGAAGATCGGTTGAACAAGTATTTGAATGACCTTCTAAAGACCGACAATGATTATGTTATTGCGGTTGATACTGATTCTGTATATCTCAACCTTGGTCCTCTTGTTGATAAGTTTCTAGCAAAACAAAAGGGTGATAAAGAGAAGGTAGTAAACCTTCTGGATAAGGTATGTCAAGAACAACTAGAACCTTATATTGATAAGTGTTATGTGAAACTGGCTGACTATGTGAATGCATATGATCAGAAGATGCAGATGAAGAGAGAGAACATCGCTGATCGTGGTATCTGGACGGCCAAGAAGAGATACATCCTCAATGTGTGGGATAGTGAGGGTGTTCGTTATGAAGAACCCAAACTCAAGATCATGGGTATTGAGGCTGTCAAATCATCCACACCTGCACCCTGTAGGAAGATGATTAAGGATGGTCTTCGAGTGATGATGGAAGGGACTGAAGATGAGATGATTAAGTTCATTGATCAGGCTAGGATCAAGTTCAACAAACTATCAGTAGAAGAGTTAGCATTTCCCCGTTCTATTTCTGATGTAAATAAACATAAGAGTCACATAACCATCTATGGAAAGGGTTGCCCTATTCATGTGAGAGGTTCACTACTTCATAATCACTACATCAAAGAGAGAGGTTTGGATAACAAGTATTCTCTTATCAATAATGGTGATAAGATTAAGTTTGTTTATCTAAAGAAAGCCAATCCTATTCGTGAGAATGTGATTTCATTCTTGAATGATTTCCCCCATGAGTTGGGACTTGATAAGTATATTGATTATGAGTTACAATTTAACAAAGCCTTCCTTGAACCTGTAAAGGTTATTCTTGATTCCATTGGATGGAATGTTGAAAAAGTTGCAAACCTAGAGTTATTTTTTAGTTAATGGATTTCCTTAAAGAGATTGTAAAAGAGATTGGAGATGAGTACACCCAACTGGCAGCCGACATCGACGAAACAGAAACTTACGTGGACACAGGTTCGTACATCTTTAACGGACTTTGTTCAGGTAGTATATTTGGTGGCGTATCTGGGAATAAGATTACTGCCATTGCTGGGGAGTCTTCTACTGGAAAAACTTTCTTCAGCCTGGCAGTCGTCAAAAACTTCCTTGATTCTAACCCTGGTGGTTATTGTCTATATTTTGACACTGAAGCCGCTGTTAACAAGTCTCTTCTCACAAGTAGGGGGATTGACTTAGATCGTTTCGTTGTAGTGAATGTAGTCACTGTTGAACAGTTCAGACAGAAGGCACTACAGGCTGTTGATATCTACCTCAAAACACCAGAGGAAGATAGGAAACCCTGTATGTTTGTGTTAGACTCTCTGGGTATGTTATCTACAGAGAAAGAGATTCGTGATGCTCTTGATGATAAACAGGTTCGGGACATGACCAAATCACAGTTGGTCAAAGGAGCCTTCAGAATGTTAACCCTGAAGTTGGGACAGGCTAAAATCCCAATGATTGTTACTAACCACACTTACGATGTTATCGGATCTTATGTCCCGACTAAAGAGATGGGAGGAGGCAGTGGCCTCAAGTATGCCGCCTCTACGATCATTTATCTCACAAAGAAAAAAGAAAAGGATGGAACGGCTATTGTCGGAAACCTTATCAAAGCTAAAACAGCAAAGTCAAGACTTAGTAAAGAAAATAAAGACGTAACAGTTCGTCTCTATTATGATGAGAGAGGTCTTGACAAATACTATGGTCTCCTTGAGTTGGGAGAAGTTGGTGGTATGTGGAAGAACGTAGCAGGCCGTTATGAGATGGATGGTAAGAAGGTATACGCAAAAGAGATATTGAAGAACCCAGACAAGTACTTTACGCAGGAAGTTTTAGAACAGTTAGATGAAATCGCGAAAGAACAATTCTCCTATGGTTCAAGTATTTGAACATATTCTTCCTGAGGACTTGTGTCACAATCTCATAGATCTATTTGAAGACTCTGAGAAGAATCACGAATACTTTAATGAAGATTATAAACCCTGTTTCACACAACTGAACATCAATCAACATAATCCAGAACTAGTGAAGATTCTGGTTGGGTATGTTCAGAAAGCATATGGGATGTATTCAGTTGAAGTGCAGAAAAAACATCTACCAAGATTGAGATCTCTTGAAGAGTTTAGACTCAAGAGATATCTTTCTGGTGGAGAACAGAGGTTTGATGAACATGTAGATGTTGTTGATCATCCCTCTGCAAAAAGATGTATTGCATTCTTGTTCTACCTGAACGATAGTGATGGAGAAACATATTTTCCTGAACACGACGTGACAATCCATCCAAAGTGTGGTAGAGTATTAGTGTTCCCTCCAACATGGGAGTACCCACATGCTGGGTTACCACCCACAAATACAAAGTATATTTTGAGTACATACATTCATTATGAATAAGGTTGAGTTTCTAATCCTGAGAAGTCTTCTTCACAACGAAGAATACCTGCGTAAGGCTCTACCCTTCCTTAAAGGTGAATACTTTGAGGATGAGGATCAGAAGGTTGTATATCAGGAGATTCTTAACTTTACATCTGAGTATAATGATCTTCCTACAAAGGAGGTTCTTTCTATTGAGGTTGAGAAACGAAAAGATATCAATGAGGATCAGTTTAAAAAGATTGCCCATCTGATTTCACATTTAGATGATGAACCAGCAGAGTTTGAATGGTTACTAAACACTACTGAGAAGTGGTGTCGTGAACGTGCCATCTATCTGGCATTGATTGAGTCTATTGGTATTGCAGATGGTCAGAGTAAGGATAAGACACCTGACTCGATTCCTTCTATTCTCTCTGATGCATTAGCTGTTAGTTTTGATAATCATGTAGGACACGATTACCTGGAGGATTACCTTGAACGATATGAAGCCTACAATAGAAAGGAAAACAGAATACCATTTGACCTTGAATACTTTAACAAGATCACAAAAGGTGGTCTTCCTAACAAAACTCTTAATATCGCTCTGGCAGGAACTGGTGTTGGTAAGTCTCTCTTTATGTGCCACATGGCTTCAGGAGTTCTTCTACAAGGTAAGAACGTTCTCTATATCACAATGGAGATGGCTGAAGAGAAAATTGCAGAGAGGATCGACGCCAACCTGCTCAATATCAACATTCAGGACGTTGCTGATATGCCCAAACAATTGTTCGAAACCAAAGTAAATAACCTAGCAAAGAAGACTCAGGGAACCCTGATTATCAAAGAATACCCCACAGCATCGGCACATAGTGGACACTTTACATCACTTCTTAACGAGCTTGCACTTAAGAAATCATTTAAGCCTGATATTATTTTCATTGATTACCTTAATATATGTGCTTCCAGCAGGTATCGCGGAGGCAGCAATGTCAATTCATATACGGTTATTAAGTCTATTGCTGAGGAGCTTAGAGGACTGGCTGTTGAAGCAAACGTCCCTATCGTTTCTGCCACGCAGACCACTCGTTCTGGTTATGGTAGCTCTGATGTTGAGCTTACTGATACTAGTGAATCCTTTGGTCTCCCTGCTACTGCTGATCTTATGTTTGCCCTTATTTCAACTGATGAGCTTGAGGGGCTCGGACAGATACTGGTGAAACAACTCAAGAACAGATACAATGACGCTAATGTGTATAAGAGATTTGTGATTGGTATTGACAGATCCAAGATGAGGTTGTATGATTGTGAACAATCAGCTCAGGATGATCTCCTTGAAAGTAAGACTGATGAGGAGTATAATTATGAGGAGAAACCTAAGAAATCATTTGATGGATTTAAATTCTAATGGGACTAACTACTAAGAAATTACAAACACAACTTGTGGCTCAGGATGCCCCACATTTGTGGGAGGTGAAGATCCCTAATCATCCTAATTGTATTTCACAGATGCACTGTGGTAATATCAAAGATGCTGAAAGGATTCTGGAAACCTATCCAGGTTCAACTATTACAAAGATCTATCTGCCACATCCACCAACAACAGTGGATGTTCCTCATACTATTATGGATCCTGATTTGGAACTCCCTGAACAAAAGATCCTACCTCAATCTGAACTAGAAACTTTAGAATTATGACTGTAAACACTGAACGATACAACGAATTTGTAGATGGCGTTACCTCACAACCGAGTAAAGATCACCAAGCTTTTATCTATCGTCTCCAAGAGCTTGAGGGGCAGGGATTTCATTCCGAGCGACTGCTTACTGCTGCTGTAGGATTATGTGCAGAGTCTGGTGAGTTTACTGAGATTGTCAAGAAGATTGTATTTCAAGGTAAGCCTGTGAATGAAGAGAACCTCTTCCACTTGAAGAGGGAGTTAAGTGACGTGTGTTGGTATCTGGCTAACGCTTGTATCGCTCTTGATACAACTATCGATGAAGTTATTGAAATGAATGTAGAGAAACTTGAGAAACGATACCCTGGTGGATCGTTTGATGTTCACTACTCTGAAAACCGTAAACAAGGAGATGTATGATTAAGATTGAACTAGACGTGAGAGCAGCTGCAGCAGTTCGTGAATCTCTATTCCGTGATACGAAAGAGTATACATATGATCCAACCTGTTGTCCTCAACGAGTTGCTGATATCCGTAAAGCAATTGTAGATTTGGATACACAAATCGAAGCAGAGATCCAAAAAGTAATTGAAGCACAAACTAAGGAGACATCTAATGAAACTACTGACTCTTGAAGATTATGAGAAGGCTGGTGAACATTTCTGGTCAAAGTATTGGTATGTTGCCAAAGAACTTGGTGAAGGTGCTAAGACAGAAGACATCCTCAGAGTTATGGAAACACTTGGTGGTGTAGCCCTACAATTCAAAAACGAGGAAGATAAAGAAGGCCCCTTTGGATTTAACAAAAAGAAAGATGACAAGGAAGAATGAAACTCTAGTTGATGATACATTCTATGTCTGGGAGACCAGATTTGGACTATGGTCAACACAAACTATTGATGGGTATCAACATAACCTAGGACTGACAGGATTGACTAGAGACGCCGTCGTAGAGATGACACGTTGGCATCTCCAACATCTCCAAGAAGGTGATTTAGATCAATATACAAAAGTGATAGGTAGTTCTGTAGTAGATGGTAAGTTGTGATTGATCAGTTCTTAATACTGTTGTCAATGTTTATCATGTTGTTTAACATCTGTAATCAAAGTGATTTCAATAGACAACAGTGTCTGAAGGACTGGGATGTATGGTTGATCCCTGAACTTCAAAAGGGATGGGATTTATATACTGGAGAAAAAACACCATACCAAGAGGAGAAGGAGAAGTTAGATGAGAACAATTCAAAGAACTAAACTGGTCCTGATGAAGTTTTCCCAAGCTTGGGTGGCTTGTCTTATTGCTATGGGTGGTGGTGTGAGTATCTACCATATGACAGTTGCAGCAAAGACTGGTTTTGTAAGTAGTGTTGGTGTTCTGGTAACATCATACCTTCCTGATGCATACAGAACACCAAAAAGTAATGTTGTATTCACCTTCTTCACCACATTCTTTGGAGATATTCTTATAGTTCCAACACACTATGGTCCAGTATGGATGGAAGCAGTAGTAACTGGTTTGTTGGCATCATTGTTTTCTTTGATCTCCTTTGGTGTTAAGAAGTTTATAAATAACTAATAATAGATTCGTTGCTAGAACCATGCAAGATATGAGAGATCTGTACAGAGCATATTCTGCTGTACATGATACTACTATTAAGGAAGAGCTCGATACCTCCAAAGATCAGATCTCTGCAATGAACTTTGGTCAGTTGACTGAAGGTGATTTGATTGAAGTTTGTGAAGAGATTGTAGAAGGTTTGTTCCAGTATGGTTGTGACCTGGATGTAGCATATGAAGTTGTTGGTTCTATGATGGAAGCAACAACAGAGGGAGAACTTCCCGCACACAGACAACAGAAGATCGTTCGTATCTCTGAAGCATTTGATAAGACATTTGAAAAGGTAGCTGAGAGAGCTGAGAGAAACTGTGAAGAAGAGTTCCTCAAGTATCGTACTAACAAACCTCTGAATGAGAAGTGGAATAGTAGAGTTAATAATGAAGTTGGTAACGAGAAACTTCATGCAGCTTTGATTCATGAAGATAGGGAAACCATCAAAGGTGGTTTGATTGAGATGATCTCTGACGTTATTGAATCCAGAAAGCCAGGTGAAGAACCTCAGGATTATGCTGATAGAATGAAGAAGAAGTTTAGTGGTGGTAAGTCGAAGACTTATGATCCTATGAAGGACAAGAACTTTGATCATGATAAGGCTGAGAGAACTCGTGGTTCTATGAAAGAAGGAGATTCTTCTTATCTTGAGACAGATATGAAGAAGAGAGAGAAGAATAACGAGAAGGCTCGTAAGGACATGGACAAGGTTCCTGGTCAAAAGAACCCTCACTTTGAAGAAGTATCTGCTCTGAGAAAGGGTTGGACTAACGCTTATGCTTCCATCTATGAGAAGAAAATGGATCCCGTAGGTCAGGAAGATGGTGACATCGATAATGACGGTGACAAGGATTCTTCTGATGAGTATCTGAAGAAGAAACGTAAGGCCATTGGTAACGCTATGAAGAAGGAGGAAGTATACCTATATGTTGACTTCCTTATTTCTGAAGGGTATGATTGTTCTGATCTTACTTGGGATGATATGAGTGAAGAGTATCAATCCTTGGATGAAGGTTTGCGTTCTGCAGTAATGGGTTTTCTGGGTAAAAAGAAAGAAGAACCAGCAAAACCCATGAGTAGGGGTGATCAACTTCGTAAGAAGTATAATGTTGGTCCAGAAAGGTCTGATACTTCTGCTAAGGCTCAAATTCTTAAGAAGACTCGTGCAAAAGCAGATAGTGATCAAAAAGAATTTGGTGGTTCACGTTATTCTAAAGGTGTTGCAGATAGATCAAAAGCAGCACATGAACGTCAATTGAAAGGTGGTTATAGTAAGTATGGTGCTGATGACGCGAGAGGGAAGGGAAACAAAGCTCGTAAACGTGCTGAAGCTTTGAAGAAAGAAGAAGTAACTTTCTCTGAAACTGAACTCAAGGCGTTTGAACAGATTGTTAATTCCTGGGAAGATTGAGGTAAGTTGTGAAAGAATTGGATAAGGCTTTTATTAAAAGAGCAACAAGAATAACTTCTTTCAACCTAACCTCTGGTGATTTTACCTCTCTCAAAAATAAGAAAGAAATACAAACACTATATCAACAGCATATGTTCCCATCCTTCTCACCAGAGATGGCTCTGGGAAATATTACTGTAAGTGGATATAATAAACTTGTATCTTTGTTGAAGAAGGATGATGCATCTCAGTATGAGAAGTTACATAATCTTTCATTGAAAGGTGTTGGGCCCGGAGAGGCTGTGATGTATCTTCTTACCAAACAAGGCCATCTTGGTGGTGGCTCTAGTGCTGGAGTTGATCTTGTGAATGGATCATCTAAGTATGAAGTGAAGGCAGCTAAATGGAAGAGTAAATCTTCTAAGGATGCTGTATCTGATTTCAAACTTGGTGGCGGTTTGAGTGGAATGACTCAGATTGAAACTGATATTCAGAACCTAGCATATGAACTTGGATTGAAACCAAAAGGTGCTGCTGAGATCTCAGGTAAGATCTTTGCAGAAATGAAACAGAAAGCTCCCGATAAATACAATAGCATTGAGAGTAGATACCAACAACTAGCTGGTAAATACTTCGGTAATCATGAAACTATCTTCCTACAAACAGAAAGAAACCAACCAGATTTTGGTGAGATTCTTGGTATAAAGAAGGTAAAACCTTCTGATATTACCATGGAAAGATTTACTAGCAAATCTATTAAACCTATTGTAAAAATAAAATGAGAGATGTATTTAAGTATTTCAAATATGTAAGATCTCTCCAAGAAGATAAAGGGGCCGAAAAGGCAGCAGAGCTTGGTTATCAACACCAGGCTCGTGGTGTATACATCGATCCTAAAACTCAGAAGAAATATAAGAACGTTGGTGATAAGTTAGAACCTATTATTGATGAACCATCTGCCGAGAAAGGTGGTGGAGCAGCTGCAACAGAAAGACCTGAAAAGAAATCACTTGGCCAGTTCCAACAGGATGCTACTGGTGGTGCAGAACAAGATGCAAAGAGAGGAGATATTGATCCCAATAATGTAGAAGGTGGTATACCAGACCAAAAGAAAGTAGAGATACTTGCTAAGGGTATGTCTGGTGGCCGTTGGGATCAACTCGATGCATCGAGAAGAAAACTTTTGATGCAAGCTGCCACCGAGAAGTTAGCACAGATCCAGGCACAACAGGCAGCTGCTGTGGAACCTGAGCCAGAACCTGAACCCGAACCGGCCAAGGAACCGGCCAAGGCACCTGAAGATTTCCCTACCCTTGATGATAAGGTAAAGGAAGTTGAAAAGGCTGAGGAAAAGCCTAAACCCACTTTGTCACAGTTCAAGAAGAAAACCGAAAAGAAACCTAAGAAAGGAAAGGCTCCATCCATCGCTGAGAAGAGAGAGATGGAAGCCGAGATGAATCTCGACGATCTTTTGGATTCTATTAGAAAGGATGATTCTAATATTCAAGTTGATCATAAAGATCCTGATAGTATCTTCGTTCCTCAACCTGTTCCTGATGGTAAACTGAAGGCTGCTGCTGTTAGTTCAACCACACCATCTCCAGTTCCACCTGAACCAGGTGAAGGTATTGAAGAGTATGATAATAGAAAGGATGATGGATATGCAAAATCCATTTATAATGCTCCTGTTAAAGTTCCTGATGGTGAAAGAAGAGCTGATGTGATCTTTGGTGATTCTAAGAAAACTGATTTGATTGGTGAGAGTGCTTATATGGAAGCTGCCTTGAAGATCTTTGATGGTTCCTATGATACTGATGTTCTTGAAATGGTAGGACAGAAGAACTTGAAACCCGAAGATCAAAAGAAGGTTGATGATTTGCTCTCTGACATTAGAGACGCAATTCCCTCTAAAGGATTGGGTAAAGGGTGGGAAGAATCTGCTGCAAGAATGGTGAAACTCACCACTCAACACATGGATCCATCCAGAAAATATAAGTTTGGTAAATCTGGTGATGGTAGAGAAGGTATGAGACTCACTACTGTTCCTGATGATATGCAGGATTTTACCTATGATCTTGCTAATGCAACTATTGAAAATAAGATTGGCAAAACAAAACTAAAAGAACTTCTTGGTAATGATACCGCTGGTATCATGGATCACTATGATCCAACTGATGTTGTGTTCTTTGCTGAAGATGCAATCGAACCATTCATGAATCAGGTTCAAAGTTTGAGTGATGCCTATGATGATGGTGATCCTAAAACAAGAGATCAAGATCTTCTCAATGGTATGAGAAAACTCAAACAAAAATTCATGGAAGATAGATCACTTCTTCCAATTTCACTCAAGAAACCTAAGAAAGGTAGTGATCCTCACTTCATCCCTCGTAATGTATCGGGTGATTATGATGAAGAAACCATGAATGGTGTGAGTTTCGATCTCATGACTGAGGGTAAGGATGGTATCAGTTGGGGATTTGATGGATCAAGGATGGGTGATCTTACCGATAACTTCTCCATGAACTTCAATATGAAGGATGATGTATATTCTGGTAACAAGTTCTCCATGCCTGTGATCAATCACCCTGGAGCTGGTCCTCATTCTAATGATCCATTTTCTAGAGTTGCAAATATTAAATCAGAACCTTCACTGAAAGGAGGAGCTGAGGCTAAACTTGGGATGCTTGATACTAAGTGGATTGGTAATAAGAAGGTGAATGAGATTCTTGGATATAACTTTGAAGAGAAGTATGGTAATAGGGATGATAATCTTGGAATTAACTCTAAGAATAAAGCTGAACGATTTACTGATGAAGATAGAAAGGTACTTAAGAACCTTGTGAAAGAAGTTGCTGAACATGAAGGATCATCAAAGGTGAATATGAAACTCCCTAAGGGGATGGATGCAGAACAGTTCGTAGATGCTTTGATTGATGCTGATGATTTGATTCATGGTGAACTCGAAGGCAAGAGTATCAAGAAGGGTAAACGTGGCCAAGATGCCATGGATATCAACCTGGATGATGAACAGAAGAAAAGGATTAAAGAAAAGTTAGGTAGTATTCCTGATGCAAACTTTAGATCTAAGATTAGAACTAAGTTCAGGCAACTGAGATATGCAAAACTCCTTCAAGAACTGGAGAAATCAGGTAAGTTGGGTGATTTTGGTAAGGAATATATCTATAAGAACACCATGAAGATTGGTGACGAGTACAGTCCTTTCATCCTTCTGGGTTGATAAACCACACAGGATATGGTATACTATGGAAGTAAAGTGTTTATGATTTTCGATGTCGATTGATTTTGAAAACAAACTGGTTGTATCTGATAATATTGAGTATCTGAAAACTCTCCCTGATGAGAGTATTGATATGTTCATTGGTTCACCACCATATGACAATCTTCGTGATTATAGTGGGGATGGTTATACTCTAAACATCCATGGATTGGGTGTAGAGATGCTTCGTACCCTGAAACCTGGTGGTGTATGTGTATGGGTAGTACAAGATGCCTGTGTGAAAGGTACTAGAACTGGTAGTAGTTTCCGTACAGCCCTTGATTTTATGGATATTGGGTTTGGTTTGTGGGAAACATTGATCTATCAACGCCGTGGTGTGTGGAATCATAAAACCAGATTCCGTATGGATCATGAGTATATCTTTGTGTTCTCTAAGGGTAGTAAGTTAGCTTACTTTGATAAAGAACACATGAAAGTTCCATGCAAACACCCTAATGCTGTATACCATGGAACTACAAACATTGGCAAAGATGGTAAAAGAACTAAAGCTGGCGTAATTAGAGCAGGAGAAAAGAAGTGTAACGGTACAATCTTTAACTATAACTTCGGTGGAGATGGTAGTAAACTGAAGAGTAAGCACCCGGCAGTGTTTCCTAACTTACTTGCACTTGATTTTATCGAGTGTTTCTGTCCTCCTGATGGTATAGTGTGTGATCCATATAGTGGTTCCGGTACCTCAGCAGTGGCCGCTAAATCAAGTGGTCGTCGCTACCTTGGAATTGATATCAGTGAGGAGTATACTGAGATTGGTAGAGAGCGGGTTGCTACTGAGTTCATTCAACGACCTGTTGAACGTAAACTTCCTGATACACCAAATGGTAAATCTATGGAAGATACAGAAGAAAATGATCTAAGTGAAGATCTAGAACCCAACACACTCGATAACTTTTTTTCCTAAATGAAAACTAAACGACTTTCTCATGTTGAAGAGATTGAACTCTGTAAAGAGGCTCAGAATGGTTCTGAGAAAGCCTTAGAAAGAATGGTTACTCATAATCTTGGTTTAGTTTCTAAACTTACCAAGAAGATGTACTATAAGAATGAACAATTCTCCTATGAGGATATGTTCCAAGAAGGTGTGATTGGTTTGATGAAAGCCATTCGTAAGTTTGATCCAAAAGAAGGTTGTAGGTTCTCCACTTACTCCTACTATTGGATCTATTGTTTTGTAAGTAAGTTTCACACCAACCACTATGGTAGGGTTCGTGTTCCCTCTCATGTAAAAGAGAAACTCCGTAAGTTGGAGAAGAGTGATATCAAAGGTTTTACAACACTGAAGAATTCACTTCCTTATGTTGTATCCATGAACTCATCTATTGGTGAAGGTTCAACCCTAGAAGATCTGGTATCAGATGATTACTACAAAGAACTTGATTGTGAAGTAGAAGTGGTTATTGATCAGATGAGAAAGGTTCTAAATGAACGTGAATTTGATGTGATGTGTTATCGTTACGGGTTGGATGGTAAAGATCAACTCACACAACGTGAATGTGGTAAGGTGTTTGGTGTAAGTTACGCTATGATTCATCTGATTGAGAAAAAATCATTGGCCAAACTCAGGAGATATTTCAACTGATAAATACTTTTATGGTTGTATATAGAAGATGAAAGATTTTTTCAACTTCCTCTCTGAGGCTAGAGTATTTAAAGCTGCCGAAAAGGCAAAGAAACTTGGCCTCACTAGTGATGGATCAGGTGGATGGGTAGATAGACAAGGTAATGTTCAGGCTAGAACTGTAGGTGGAGAACTAGTATTCACTCAGAAGAAAGGATCAACTGCAGAAAGAGAAACAACAGGAAGAGTTGCTGCAGGTCAGGAAGATCCTAGGGCAAGAACTCAACAACAGACAGAACCTGAGGTTGAGAAGGGTGGAGATGAAGAAACTGATGGTGATATGAAGAATGGGGAGACAATCACCCTAGTCTTCGGTAGGTTTAACCCACCAACAGTTGGTCATGAGAAACTACTTGATGCTGCAAAGACTGTTGCAGGTAGTGGAGAACTGAGGATCTATCCTTCAAGATCTTCTGACCCTAAGAAGAATCCTCTGGAACCAGATGAAAAGACTAACATGATGAAGAAGATGTTCCCTGATCATGCAGAGAACATTGTCAATGATGAAAATGTAAAGACTATCTTTGATGCCCTTAAGTTGGCATCCGAAGAAGGATATTCTAATGTAAATATCGTAGTTGGATCTGATAGAGTTGCTGAGTTTGATAGTTTGGCTCAGAAATACAATGGTAAGTTGTATAACTTTGATGAGATTGAAACCATTTCTGCTGGTGAAAGGGATGCAGAAGGTGAAGGTGTAGAAGGAATGTCAGCCTCTAAGATGAGAAAGGCTGCAACAGAGAATGATTTTGAGGCATTTAGACAGGGTATTCCATCATCACTGGATGGTAAAACTGCAAAACAGTTGATGAATACTGTTCGTAAGAGAATGAAAGTCACTACAGAGTCTTGGAGTCTGTGGGAGATTGCACCTAAGTTTGATTGGAGAAACCTCCGTGAGAACTATGTAACTGGTAAGATCTTTAACATCAGTTCATTGGTTGAGAACCTAAACACTGGTTTGGTTGGTAAAGTTATCCGTAGAGGAACCAACTATCTGATCTGTGTAACAGAAGATGACATCATGTTCAAGTCTTGGGTAAGAGATCTCAAGGAGTATCAAGAGAAAGATGTTCCTAGTAAAATGAGAGCACCTGGTAAACCAAACACTTTAGTTGGTACATCTGGTTATTTCAAACATGTTGCTGATGTTACACCTGGGTTTGAGAAAGGTGATAAAACTAATCTTCAACCTGGTGGAAAACCATATAAGGGGTATGATATCAAAGCATTCATAAATAAGAATAAGAAAAAGTAGTCAGAGAAATGATTAATCCTCTTAATGAACTATCTTCTGTGTATCTGCAGAACATTGCTGAAGATTGTGGCAAGTGTTCTTGTGGTGGAAAGGGGTGTTCTAAGTGTGATAAAAAGAGAACACTAGAGATCAAGGGTTCTGGTAGTGTAGATGGTGGAGATGAGGCCAAACCTGGTAAGGATAAGAACTATGTGAAGCCTATGGCTACTGAGGAAAAGAAAGAAGAGGAACGTTCAGATTCAATGCCTAAGGGTGATGTTGGTTATGATATTCATAAACGTGCAATCAAACAATACAACAAACAAAACCCTAGCAAAAAGGTAGCAGAGGAGAAGGAAGAATCTAAGATTGGTGGTGGCAATCTGAAGAAGTTGGCAACAAAAGCCAATAAGAGAATTGATGCAGATGTTGATGGTGATGTAGATACTGATGATCCCAAATCAACTGAGATGGGTGAGTTCATTCCTTCCGCAGATGGTAAGAAAAAGGTTAAAACTAAGGCACGTTTTGAATCTGCTTATTCGAACTGGAAAGATGAATCACAAGATCTTCTAGAATATGTTGGTAGTTTGGCCGGTGTTGATGGTGAAAACAATCTTCAGAACCCCAAGGCCAAGACTGATACTAAGGCTGGTGAGAAGATCACTGAGAAGAATGTGAAGAACAAAATCTTAATCAATCCTCCTCAAGGTATGGTTGAAGCCTTTGCTGAATTTGGTGGTGTGATTACAGAGATGTATGAGATCAGTGAGAAGATTGATATCGCAAAGGCTGATATGGGTGATGTTGTAAAGGATTTCCGTAAGTCTGATGCCCCTCAGTTCAAAGGTAAGTCAGATAAGAAGAAACAACAGATGGCCGTTGCAGCTAAATTGGCTACGGAAGAGACTGATGAAGACAAGAAGAAGAGGGATCTAGAGACTAAAACCAAGGAACATGATGATAAGAGATCTGGTAAATTAGCTGAGGCTGATATGACTGGAGCTCCTTCTATCAAAGATGCCAAACCAGCAAAGAAAACCAATGTGAAGTATGATCCTCACATGAAAGTTATGGCTCCTACCATTAAGAAAGAGGGTAGAGCATTGGCTGGTGTTCTTTCTACTATCAGAGCCAAGAATGGTATGGGAACTGTAACAGCCAAGGGAGCTGATAAACTACAGGATAAGAAAGATAAGGCTATGGGTGAAGAGATGTCTGTGAAAGATCAGATGGCAGACACTATTAAGTACAACAAAATGAATCCTCGTAACCCTAATCCTGATCACAGGGCAATCCGTGGTAAGATGTTGAAGAAACCCCTTCCTAAAGATACTAGACCTGATGACAAGAAGATGACTGATGCTACTGGACCCAGACCTGGATCTAACTACAGAGGAGACTGATTTATCATTTAGAACAATCTGATTATGATAGATACGACAAACAGGAGAAACAATTCAAGAAGGATGATGCCAGAATGAAGTATGGTAGAAACTTTAAAGACTTTATGTCTGGTAAAGAGAAACCCCTGAAACCTGGTGAAGTTAAAAGGTATGACAAGATGGAGAAAAAGTGGGTCTCAAATAAAGATTGATTCATATATAGTGTAGTTATGAACTATCACTATGCTATCCTTTCTACTACCACTAGCATCCAAAATTATCTCTGATGCAGTTGCAAAGATTCCCGAGAATGAAGAACTCGGTGAGAAGATGGTTGAGATCTGTCTTACTATTCTTTCTAAAGCAGTTAAGCTGACCAAGACTGATATGGATGATCAACTTCTTGAAGTTGTCACCAAGGCAATCAAAAACAGAGAAGAGTGACATTAGAACCCCTATAGGGGTTCTATTTTTTTATAAATATTTACTAACATAACAAAGTTTATTAAGGCAAAAACATGGCACTTTGGGGAAATAACGACGCAGTGGGCTCTGTTGGAGCCGTTGTATTGGATTATGATACTGGTGTAGTCACTGGAACTGGTACAACCTTTGGTCAGGTTGGTGCAGCTCAAGAAGGTGATGTTATTCGTTTCGGTACAAAAGCAACTACTTACTTTGGTGATGCTGTAATCGTTTCAATTGCAGGTACTGACTCACTTACTATTGGATCTACCGCAGGTCTTAGTGGGGCAGCAATTGCTGGTGTTACATATGGAATCAGTCAACTTCCAAAATACACTGTTCTTGATTCAACCTATTCCGAGAAGGGAACACCATCTGGTGATTCGTTCGTATATGGTGTGAACGGTGCAGAAGGTGTTTCAACCAAGTATCAAGTCACTCATGAAGGTTGGGTTGGTGTTACTACATACATTGACACTAGCGGAGAACTGAGAGTCAAGAAAGAGACTCTAGTTGCAATGTCCGGTATTACTACTGGTGGAACTGCTTATCCGACACCTGCAGAATAATTAGATGAGATTTAATGAATTGAACGCAGATAACTTTCTGCTATTTGCCATTAAAAATTATGAGAATCCTCAGGCAGTCAGTGTTGATGATTTTGAAAAAGATTTAAACATCTTTCGATACATCAAACGACTCCTGAGGAAATATAAGAATGGTTCAGATCTGAAGGTTCATCTCCTGATAAATCATTTTATTATTCTTTATAACATTTTTGGAGATGCTGCAACTCCTATGCTTTTCTTTAAGCTAGATGAGGACTTGTGGCCATCTCTTAAGGCTTTTGTTTTGATTTTGAATAGGTTACCGGATTATCCAAGAACAGCTATACATGATCTTGAGATTGATGAATATTGTTTAAACGAACTCCGAGGTATTACTGATGGAAAGGGAGAAGATTGATAGGGTTATTAATGCATTTCGTACTGCAATGTATAATGAGTTCAGTGTCAATGAGGAAGGCATGGTGGCAAATCCTCCTGGGGGATCTGGCGGATTTAGTGGCTCCTCCGCTGCTGCTGGTCCTACTGCTGGTTACGACTCCACTATGAAACTCGATGGTCGTAATAAGTTTGTGAGAAAGGCCATCAGTGATCTGATGAGTAGGAAAGAAAAAAGAGAAAAAAGAAAAGCCAAAAAGAAATCCTTAGACTTCAATCCCTACTTCAAACATCAAGATGGACGATCAAGTTAAGTTGGCCATACTACAACAGAGGGTAGATGATATCAAACCTCTTTTAGATAAACTAGATCAAACTATTGAAAAGTTATCTGAGGTAAATACAACAGTTAGCAGAATGCTTGCTGTTCATGAAGAAAGATTATCAAAGTCAGAAGAAGTTGACTCCGTATTATTTGCTAAAATTGACGAACTCCGTGATAAAATGGACTCAGATCATCACAGTGTCTTGTCAAGAATACAGGATCTAGAGAAAAAAGTGTGGGTAGGTATTGGGTGTGTCGTAGCTGTGTCGATTATAATTCAAACTGGGTGGATCGATTTGACTCCCAGATCAGTATCAGATACAATAGTCAGTAGTTATTCTAAGTGATATGGATTTCATTGATGTCAAATACATCAATCTGATCTCCTCCAGACTTCAAAAGTTCAAAAGGGTAAAACCAAAGCTTTATAACTTCAGGTGTCCTATCTGTGGTGACTCACAGAAAAATAAGAACAAAGCTAGGGGTTTTCTATACCAGGTTAAGAACAATACTAATTTCAAATGCCACAACTGTGGTATCAGTGTTTCGTTTGCCAACTTTCTGAAGGATTTGGATCCTCAGACTTACAAACAATATACCTTTGAGAAGTTCAAAGAAGGTAATACCGGTAAGAACTTTGTAACAGAAACGCCTGAGGATATATTCAGTAAGATGAGAAATACTAAACCAACATTCAAGAAGAAGATTGTTATCGATCTTCCTTCTGCATTTAGTGTTCCATTATCCAAATACTATTTGGAATCTAGGGCCATCTTGAGTGGTAACTTTTACTACGCAGAGAACTTCCAAGAGTTTGTTAATAGTATTAAACCAGGTTCTTTTGAACATCCAAAGTTTGGTGAAGCTAGAATTGTAATTCCTCTTGTTAGGAATGAGATACTTATAGGGTTACAGGGCAGAGCCCTATCTACAAACCCTGTTAAATACTTAACCGTTATGTTGGATGAGGATGCCCCAAAGATCTATGGAACTGATGAGATTGATAAATCCCTTCCAGTCTATATCACAGAAGGACCATTCGACTCCACGTTCATTCGCAACTCGGTTGCTATGTGCGGAGCTGATGTTGATGTTGTCAGTTGTGGGATTAGTAATCCCGTTTGGATATACGATAACGAACCTCGTAATGTTCAGATCACTCGAAGAATCGAACAAACAATTGATCAAGGAGGTACAGTCGTTATCTGGCCCTCCAATGTTCGGGAAAAGGACATAAATGATATGGTCTTGAATGGACATAAAGTTCAAGAGATCATAGACAAAAACACCTACAAAGGATTAGAAGCAAAACTAAAATTTACTAGTTGGAAAAAAGTATGAGTAACGGTACAAAGGTTCAGAAGAGAGATGGTCGTGTTGAATCACTTGATCTGGATAAGATGCATCTTATGGTTGAGGAGGCGTGTGATGGTCTATCAAATGTATCTGCTAGTCAGGTAGAGATGACATCTGGTATTCAGTTCTATGATGGTATTACTACTGCTGAGATCCAAGAGATTCTTATTAAGAGTGCTAGTGACCTGATTGATTTGGATCACCCCAACTATCAGTTTGTAGCTGCAAGACTTCTCCTGTTCTCTCTCAGGAAACAATTGTATGGTGGTAGAAGAGAGATGCCTTCTTTGATTGATCACATCACCAAACTGGCATATGAAGATCACTACGATAGAGATATCTTCACAAAGTATTCTCAGGAAGAGATTGAGAAGGTAGAATCATTCATCGATCATGATCGTGATTTCTTGTTTACATACGCTGGATTGAGACAGGTTGTAGATAAATATCTAGTGCAAGACAGGAGTCTTGGAAAGGTACACGAAACTCCTCAGTTCATGTATATAATGATTGCATTGACAATCTTCCGTGAGTATCCAAAAGAAACAAGACTTTCCTACGTTAAGAGATACTACGATGCAATCTCAAAGCACAGACTCAACATCCCCACACCAATCATGGCGGGTGTCAGAACTCCCCTACGCCAGTTTGCGTCTTGTGTTCTGGTTGATGTTGATGACACCTTGGATAGTATTTTTAGTTCTGATATGGCCATTGGCCGTTATGTCGCACAAAGGGCTGGAATCGGCATCAACGCTGGCAGAATCCGCGGCATCAACAGTAAGATCAGGGGCGGAGAAGTACAGCACACTGGCGTTGTTCCTTTCCTTAAGAAGTTTGAATCAACTGTACGATGCTGTACACAAAATGGGATTCGTGGTGGCTCAGCAACAGTCCACTTCCCAATCTGGCACCAAGAAATCCAAGACATCATCGTTCTAAAGAACAACAAAGGTACAGAAGACAACAGGGTACGGAAACTTGACTACTCAATCCAAATTTCAAAGATTTTCTACGAACGTTTCATTGCGAATGGAGAGATTAGCTTGTTCTCACCGCACGACGTACCGGGTCTGTATGATGCCTTTGGTACTGACGGGTTCGATGATCTATATGTTGGTTTTGAACGAGATGAGTCTGTTCCAAGAAAGACTGTCAAGGCACAAGAACTGATTCTAGACATCCTCAAAGAGAGGGCAGAGACAGGTCGTCTGTATCTGATGAATATCGATCATTGTAACTCTCACTCTTCCTTCAAAGATAAGGTTGAGATGAGTAATCTGTGTCAAGAGATCACTCTCCCCACATATCCTCTATCACATATTGATGATCAGGTTGGTGAGATTGCATTGTGTATTCTCTCAGCAGTTAATGTTGGTAAGATTAGATCGAATGAGGAACTAGAAGACCTCTGTGACCTCGCTGTGAGGGGCCTGGACGAGTTGATTGACTATCAGAACTATCCTATCATCGCAGCTGAAATTGCAACCAAGGCAAGAAGGTCTCTGGGTGTTGGTTACATTGGATTGGCACACTACCTGGCAAAGTTGGGATACTCCTATGATTCACAAGAGGCATGGGATGCTGTTCATGAACTCTCTGAGTCCTTCCAATATTATCTCCTAAGGGCTTCTAATCAACTGGCTAAGGAGAAGGGTCATTGTGAATACTTTGGACGTACCAAGTACTCCAGTGGAACACTTCCTATTGACACATATAAGAAAGATGTAGATGAACTAGTTACGACGGAGTTGAAACATGATTGGGATATGCTTAGGAATGATATCCTCGAATACGGCCTTAGGAACTCAACACTGTCCGCACAAATGCCATCGGAAAGTAGTTCCGTTGTGTCAAACGCAACCAATGGAATCGAACCTCCTCGCGGATACTTGTCCATTAAGAAGTCCAAGAAAGGGCCTCTTAAACAGATTGTTCCACAGTATGCCTCATTGAAGAATAACTATACTCTTCTATGGGATATGAAAGATAACGGTGGATACATTAGAATAGTATCTGTAATGCAGAAGTTCTTCGACCAGGCAATTTCTGGTAACTGGAGTTATAATCCAGAGAACTATCCTGACAATGAGGTTCCTGTTTCTGAAATGGCAAAGGATTTTCTTACAACTTATAAATATGGTTGGAAGACATCCTACTATCAGAACACTCACGACTTAAAGTCTGATGAAGTGGATGAAGAACCGTCAAAGTTAGATAATTTGTTAGAAGAACTATCACAAGCCGAGGAGGGAGAGTGTGAATCCTGTGCAATTTAAGGTTTCGCCAGTCAATGGGAAGAATGTAATGAATGAAGTGAAAGGTATGACGGTGTTTAACACCGAGGTACATGATGTTAAGAAACAACCAATGTTCTTTGGGAAACCTCTGGGAGTCCAGAGGTATGATTCCTATAAGTATCCTGTGTTTGAAAAACTCACTACACAACAGTTGGGATACTTCTGGAGACCAGAAGAAGTTTCACTACAGAAAGATCGTGGAGATTATCAGTCGCTTCGTCCAGAACAAAAGCATATCTATACCAGTAACCTCAAGTACCAGATTATGCTTGACTCCATTCAAGGGCGTGGTCCTGGGATGGCTTTTATACCATACTGTTCTCTACCTGAACTAGAGGCATGTATGGAAGTGTGGGGATTTATGGAGATGATCCATAGTCGTTCCTACACATATATCATTAAGAACATCTATCCCAACCCAGCTGATGTGTTGGATAAGATTGTCACAGATCAAAAGATCCTAGATCGTGCCAAGAGTGTTACAGAGTCATATGATGACTTCATCAACACTGCACAGGTCTGGGGAACTGGTAGCATGTGGCAAGATGATTTTAGAGGATCCCCATCAACCGCTTATGAGATCAAGGAAGTTAAACGAAAACTCTATAGGGCTGTTGCGAATGTCAACATCCTGGAAGGCATTCGTTTCTATGTCAGTTTTGCTTGTTCTTTTGCTTTCGGTGAGCTCAAACTCATGGAAGGGTCGGCGAAGATCATTAGTCTTATCGCCCGTGACGAGAATCAGCATCTTGCAATCACTCAGAATATCCTGAACAAGTGGAAGAGTGGTGATGATCCTATGATGAAACAGATCGCCAAGGAAGAAGAGGAGTGGGTCTATGCAATGTTTGATAGAGCAGTGAACGAGGAGAAGGCTTGGGCTGACTACCTGTTCAAGGACGGTTCTATGATTGGTCTTAATGACACTTTGTTACAAAGTTATGTAGAATGGATTGCCAACCGTAGAATGAAGGGTATAGGACTGAAACCGGTCTATGATGTTCCTGCCAAGAACAACCCCCTACCCTGGACCCAACACTGGATCTCCTCGAAGGGACTACAAGTTGCACCCCAAGAGACAGAGGTCGAGAGTTATGTAGTTGGAGGTATTAAACAAGATGTACAAAAAGACACTTTCTCAGACTTTAAACTCTGAGATAGATAAACTATCTCCTAGAAACAAATCTCTAGTGTCCTATAAGAGGTGGTCTGATACTCTCAGGCCACCTTTTCGTGGTATGGCACATGAGGTATTGAAGAGATCTTTAGAGTGGTGGTATGAGAAACCCATCTATCTTCACTCTCTACCCATAGAAGAACAGGTGGAGAATGTAAGGAAGGTATATGGTACCCACAATAACAAACCAACTCCTGATAGGGCTACCACTTATGTGTGGGAAGGTGATGAAGACTGGCACCGATAAATATCCCAGATGACAATATTATGTGTGTGACTACGAGAACCCATGGACCTATCTGGAGAGACCTTTTACTAGTGATGATGTTCGGGACTTTTATGGTTTTGTGTATCTCATTACCAATCTCACCAACCAACGACTCTACATTGGGAGAAAGGTCTTCTGGTTTCATAGGAAACCTCCTGGAAAGAAACGAAGAGTAAAGAAAGAGTCAGATTGGAAACTGTACTACGGTTCATGTGACGAACTGAAACAAGATGTTAAACTCCTCGGAACTCACATGTTCAAGAGGGAGATTCTTTCATTGCACAAAACAAAAGGTAAGACAAACTTTGGTGAGACAGAGGCTCTATTCAAGAACAATGTTCTTACAGAGGCTATGGATGATGGAACCCCTAAATATTACAACTCTAATATCATGAATAGATATTACAGGAAAGATTATTTTGGGACTTGAATGATACCGATGATACACATACAATATAAGAAATATTTAAGAAGTATGAAAAGAATCTTAGGATTTGTTGCAGTACCTGTGTTTATGGCTTCTATGGTGAAAGCCATACCTACTCAAGAACCAGTTGAGTTGTCAGAAGAAGTAACCGAGTCAGTCACTGAAGAACCAACACCAAAAGCAAAGAGATGGGTATGTGAGGGTTGTACAGAGAATGAGAGAGTAGTTCTTGAGTTCCTACAAGATAGAGGTATTGAAGACAAAGTTGCTCTATCAGTCGTCATGGGTAACATCAAACAAGAGAGTAAGTTTTATTCAGACATCTGTGAAGGTGGATCCAGAGTTCCATATCATCATTGTCACAGAGGTGGGTTTGGACTTATTCAGTGGACAACACATGGAAGATATACCGGGTTAGGACAGTTTGCAAGGAGGTATGGTGGAGACCCTACAGACCTGAATACTCAGTTGAGATGGATGGTGAATGAGAGGGAGTGGACTAAAGTAGAACATGTATTCAAGACACCTGGTCTATCAGTTGACAGATACATGAATGCAGCGTATCGTTGGTTGGGTTGGGGAGTTCATGGTCAGAGAACCAACTACTCCAACCAATATCTGAACCGTCTGGTTCAGGTTTGACACCTCACTCAAAAGGTGTATAATATAAGAGTTGAGAGGGAAACCACTCAACTGCGGTGATCCCCTTGGTGGTTCAGGGTTAGCGGCGATAGGAACCACCATAAGGGTTAGTAGCTCAGCTGGATAGAGCACGTCACTTCTAATGATGCGGTCGGGGGTTCGAATCCCTCCTAACCCGTTTCCAAAGTGTCACACGGTTCTCCCGTTACCTTTGGATCCACCTTATACTATTCATAGTTAAACAAACATTATGTCTCTCGATCTTGATTTGAATCAAATCATTCCCAGTGTTGTTCGTAGTGTAGCTGTTGGAGTTGTAGCACTTCCTCTAGCACTCTCTGTGAGTGGTACACTAAACGCTGGTAGTTCATTCCTTCGAGCACAAGCTGAAGTGGCTAGTTCTGAGAACACAGCTACTCTCGCTCAGAACGATGTTAAGGGAGATCTTACTCGTGTCTGTCTCGACTACCTCCTTTCTAAAGGTGATAGTAAGGCAGAACGAACAGCTAAAGATGAGATTGATACATACTTCGGTGGTGAGATGAACTACGCAGAAGTCTGTAAGTGGGTCTATCGTTGATCCCACAGCCTCTTCGGGGGCTACTAGCCTCTAAAGCATTATGGTGATGCACCTGTTTTGTAATCAGGAGATCTCAGTTCAATTCTGGGTAGGGGCTCCGCGGAATTAGTTTAGAGGCAAAACTAAAGGTTTCCAACCTTTCGTCACCAGTTCGATTCTGGTATTCCGCTCCAATCCTCTATAGCTCAGTTGAAAAAGGTTCGTTTATAAATATAAATGAACCCATAATAAAACTATGCCATATAAGGATAAAGAAAAACAAAAGGAATTCCAGAGAGAGTGGGCTCGTAACAAAGGTCCAAACTCCTGGTTAATCAGAAAGATAGAACTTCTTCGTGCTGCTAAAGATATTCCTTGTCAATCCTGTGGGGAAGTTCATCCACCCTGTTGTATGGACTTACATCATGTAGACCCAACGGATAAAAAGTATGAGATATCATTTTTAAAAAAGAATGGATCCATACGACTTCTAGAAGAAGAATTAGAAAAATGTGTTTGCTTATGTGCCCTGTGCCATAGAAAGATACATGCTAATCTTATAGAACTCATTCCCCTGTAGCTCAATCAGGCAGAGCGCCAAACTGTTAATTTGGATGTTACTGGTTCGATTCCAGTCGGGGGAGCCACGCTCGAATAGTTCAGAGGTAGAACACTTGATTTACATTCAAGTTGTCGGGGGTTCGATCCCCTCTTCGAGCATATAATAAATAAACCAACTACAACAGATTGATGGAAGTTTTTTCTGTAGAAGAATTTCAAGAGCGATGGGATGAATTGATAATTAGAGTAGAGGAAGGAGAGTCATTAGGAGTGGTGAATGAGAATGGGAATGCAGCTGTGATGGTTTCCGTTGATGATCCAATATACAAATTGTATACAGATCACAACGAGGCTAGTTGATAATGTATGTGTATACTAGTGATATTGGTGGAGACCTATTACTGAATACCGAAAACAACTATCAAGTTATGATGGAGTGGGAAAAACAATACATGGTGGATTTGATTAAAAAATTAAATCCTTCAGGAAAAGTTTTAGAGATTGGTTTTGGATTAGGTATATCTGCATCTGAGATACAAAAGTATGATATTGAATCTCATACAATTATCGAATACGATGAAACAGTGCTAGAGAGATTGGAAGAGTGGGCCTCGAAACAAAAACATAAAGTTAATATTGTTAGAGGTAAGTGGCAAGATGTTTTAAAAACTCTAGGAAAGTTTGATAGTATTTTTAGTGATGATAGTCCAGATCATATTAGTGATCTGGAAGAGTTGAGAGGATATAGATTGTTTTATGATATTCTACGACATCATGCCAATGTTGGATGTAAGTACAGTTATTATCTCTCAGAGTTTACTTTTACAATTATGAATCCATTAGTCACATACGATGTGGATATTAAGAAATATGATATTCCAGAACACTGTAAATATACAAGTGGATCAGAGATGTACTTACCACTCATAACATTTAAACTAGGAACATGTAATCTAATGAATGAAGTTTCAATGGATTACAATTTAAACTGTATCAATGAAGAGTTCCTGTGTTAGGACACTTTTCATTCCGTCCATTCACTTAACCCTACGGGGTTTGTTCCACTATAATATTAGAGTAATCAAACAGAACAATGACTGTTACTTCAAAGTTTAAAAAGGATCTTCCTACTCTTCGCTCTGCTGCGAATGGTGAATTCTACCTTGATGTAAAGAATCCGAAACTTTTCAAAAAGGTTCGTAAGTATTACGAGAACGATGGTGTTGAATTCTCAGGTGATCCACTGGATGACTATGATATTTTGATCGATTGTTTGAATGAAGACCTCGAAGTTGTTGAGGTTGGTTGATGAAAGTTCTACTAGAACGTGGACCTTTTAGGTTTGTTGAAAAGGGTATCATTGAACTCAATGGTATGCCTGATTACAGATTACAGGAACAAGACTACTACAATCGTAGATGGTTTGATGTTTATCTGTTCGACAACCAGGCACAATGCCTTCTAGCAATGGAAGATGCAGAGTATCCTAAGTGGTTGACGGGTAAATCCTGTTATGTTAAAGACTCGGTAAGTCGATAAACTAGCCCTGGTCGGGATCTGAGACTTAGTTATTACTCAGAAATAAAAATAACTTGGCGCGGCATGTGTAACCCCATCAAAGAGACCTTCGGGTCTCTTTTTAATGCATAAATATCAGCAGTTATTTTTAATCACATGTCAGCAGCAGGATCAGCAGATAAGTCTGCTAGTGGAGCAGCAATGTCCAAGTATGATGTTGAAGTAGAAGCAAGACTGAAGGCACTTGAAGCCGCAGTTGAAGAACTCAAGAGTCACTCACATGAATCATCAGGTGGTGGTGGAGATGTGGAAGCCAGGTTGGATGACCTCATCAAGAGACTTGGTAAAAAGATGAAGTTCTGATATAATAAAAACAACTACACTATAACATGGCACAATATATTAAGAAGGCACTTGTTCTAGGTGCTGGTGGATTCATTGGTTCTCATATGGTCAAGAGACTTAAGTCTGAAGGCTACTGGGTTCGTGGTGTTGACATCAAAGCTCCTGAGTTCTCTGCAACTGAAGCAGATGAATTCGTCTATGGTGACTTGAGAGATGCACCTTTTGTGAAACGTGTTCTCGAATATAAGGGAGATAGAGGAAACTTCTACAATGAAGTTCCCTATCGATACATCCATTCTTTTGATGAGATTTATCAGTTCGCTGCTGATATGGGAGGAGCAGGGTTTGTATTCTCTGGTGAGAACGATGCAGACATCATGCACAACTCTGTAACTATCAACCTCAATGTTCTAGAAGAACAGAGAAAGAGAAACGAAGCTACTGGTAGAAACTATACCAAGATCTTCTACTCTGGATCTGCTTGCATGTATCCAGAACATAATCAATTAGATCCTGATAACCCAGATTGTAGTGAAGACTCAGCATACCCAGCAAACCCAGACTCAGAGTATGGATGGGAGAAACTCTTCTCCGAGCGTCTGTACTTTGCTTATCATCGTAATCACGGTATCCCTGTTCGGGTTACTCGATATCATAACATCTTTGGACCTGAGGGAACCTGGGACGGGGGTAGAGAGAAGGCCCCAGCAGCAATCTGTAGAAAGGTAGCACAACTACCTGCTGTTGGTGGACACATTGAAGTGTGGGGTGATGGTGAACAGACACGTTCATTCCTTTATATTGATGAGTGTATTGAAGCCTCCCGTCGTTTGATGGATAGTGACTTCATTGGTCCTGTGAATATTGGTTCAGAGGAGATGGTGACTATCAATAAACTAACAGATATTGCTTCTAAGGTTGCAGGCAAACCTATCAAGAGAAACCACAAACTAGATGCACCTCTTGGTGTTCGTGGTAGGAATAGTAACAATGATATAGTTCGTCGTGAGTTAGGATGGGACTACGAACAAACCCTTGAAGAAGGGATTCGTAAAACTTATGAATGGATTGAGGCAAGAGTCTATGAACAGAATCAGTGATTATTCACAACTCCGAGATCGTATTGTATCTTGGTTGAGAACCTATCGTAGAGATAGTGGTATGGATAGTTGGGTAGTTGGTGTATCAGGTGGTATTGATTCCGCTGTTGTATCAACCCTAGCAGCATGTACAGGTGAACCAGTGTTCGCTGTGGGTATGCCTATCCATCAAGATGAGGGACAGAAAGAACTATCAGAGAGACATCTGGTATGGTTGGAAAGAAACTTCACCAATGTTGTTGTGTTGAGGTTTGATCTGACTGATACATTTGAAACCTTTAAGACAGCATTGAAACGACATGGTAAAGGTGATCATGCCTTGGCTAATACTCGTTCAAGACTTCGTATGGTTACCTTGTATCAAGTTGCAGGTAACAACAAAGGTTTGGTAGTTGGAACTGGTAACAAGGTAGAAGATTATGGTGTAGGATTCTACACTAAATATGGTGACGGCGGGGTGGACATTGCTCCTATCGCTGATCTTTATAAGACTGAAGTATGGGAACTTGGTAAATTCTTGGGAGTTGACTCAGGAATTATTGAAGCTAAACCAACTGATGGATTATGGGATGATGGACGAACAGATGAGGATCAACTTGGTGCCTCCTATGCTGAACTAGAAGAAGCAATGGAGAATGGTACTGGTCCTGGTTTGGAAGTTCTACAAAGGTTCAATAAGATGAACCAACACAAGATGCAACCTATTCCTACATTCACACTATGAAAATCGGAGTTATTGGGGCAGGCAGATTAGGTATCTGTTTTGCCCTCCTTTGTGAACAAGCTGGTTACGATGTTCTGGTATCAGATATTCGTGAGGATTATGTAAACGATCTGAACCACAAGAAGATCACAACTAATGAACCTGAAGTAGAAGATCTACTCAGAGTATCAAGAAACTTTAGAGCAACAACTAACAACAAAGAAGTGATTGATGAGTGTGATCTCATCTATACTCTTGTGCAAACTCCATCTAATGATGATGGATCATATGATGTATCAGCTGTCTGGCAGGTTGTAGAAGAATTTAGTGATGTGAAGAAGAGAAAGTATCTGGTGATTGGTTGTACTACCAACCCTGGTGATTGTGATCAATTCTCCTCACAACTTCCTAGTAATGTGAAGGTACTTTACAATCCTGAGTTTATTGCACAGGGTAGTATTGTGAGTGATCTGAAGAAGGCTGATATGGTTCTTCTTGGTATAGATTCAACTATGGAGAATGATAAGACTGTCAAGGATATTAACGATCTCTATAAGAAGATTCAAACTACAAGGGCTATTGTTTGTACCATGAGTACAAAGTCTGCAGAGATCACCAAGATTGCAGTCAATTGTTTCCTCACAACTAAGATCAGTTACGCTAATATGTTGGGTGATGTTCTCAACATGGCAGGATGTGGTGATGAGATTACTACAGTTCTGAGAGCAGTTGGTGCTGATAGTCGTATCGGTAAGAAGTATCTTGGTTGGGGTTTGGGTTATGGTGGCCCATGTCTTCCTAGAGATAACAGAGCCTTTGCACACTTTGCTAAGGGTGTAGGACTGGAGTACAACCTAGGTTATGTGACAGATGGTTTCAATAATGAACATGCAAAAATCATCTGTGATTATTGGGATACAATGAACTCAAGCAAACTCCCATATTACTTCGAATACATCACCTATAAGAAAGGAACTGATATTCTCACAGAGAGTCAACAGTATCGTTTGGCTCTAGACCTCCTAGAAAGAGGACACAAGGTATACATTCAGAACGACAGAAGGGTAACACCTCAAGTCTCTGAGTATCTTGACAAAACCTATGGTGATAGGGTAAGGTTTGTAGATAACAAGTTCAATATTACTGAAGGTACCTTCACTGTAAACTTATGATTGGATATGATCGCCTCGGAACGAACGGAAGGTTCGGTAATCAACTCTTTCAGTATGCATCACTGAGAGGTATTGCATCACATCATGGATATGATTGGTGTATTCCTCCTGATAGTCATGACACTTATGCTAACTATGGGATGCATCATCCCTTTGAGTTAGCTGGGTTGAAGGATAAGAACATTGGGTTTGTCAATGAGAATGTCTCACCACAATCTATGTTCTCATTTGGTGCTCTCAAGGATACTAATCCTAATACTAAGAATGCAACTGAGAGCCAGTATTGTTTTGATGAAGAACTCTTCAATAACTTTGAGGATGGTACAAACCTAGATGGTTATCTTCAAACTGAGAGATACTTCAAACATATTGAAGATGAGATTCGTGCAGACTTCGCATTCAAACCAGAAATCCTAGAACCTTGTAATGAGTTTATCAGTAATTTTGAGAATATTAATTTTCTCCATGTTCGCCGCGGAGATAACGTGGGCCGTGAAGATTATTATCGGATGATGACCTTCGACTACTACACAAGAGCTCTGGAACTATTTCCTGACTCTCATGTATTGGTTTGTTCTGATGATCCTCAGTGGTGTTCTGAACAAGAATTCTTTGATGATGAAAGGTTCTTGATCAACACCGATGTTCCTGAGTATGATCACATGTGTCTAGAAGGTGATGGTGGTCGTCGTCGTTCCAAGGTTCCATATACTGATCTGTGTCTGATGTCCCTATGTAATGGAGCCATCCTCTCCTCCTCCTCTCTGGGTTGGTGGGGAGCTTGGCTACAGAAGGGTAGGACTAACCCTGTAGTGGTTCCTGAACACTGGTATGGACCTGTTCTAGAGGCTGTGAACGACTGTAGAGACCTCTACCCTGAAGAGTGGACCGTTATCCCGAACTAATATGAGACACGATCTAAAAGACACTACCTTCATCATTCCCATTCGCATCGAATCAGAAGATCGAATGAGGAATGTGATCACCTCATTGTGTTACCTCCTAGAGAACTTTGATACAAAGGTTATTCTCAAGGAGGTTGATACACAATCAGTATTTCAACAACAGTGTCTCCCTCAGATCTCTGAGTATGTGGAGGATGGGATTGAGAACTTAACTCATATCTTTGAGAAGAGTGATCCCATTGATAATATGTTCTACCGTATGAGATATCTCAATGAGATGTTGAATATGTGTGAGACAGAAGTAGTTGCTAACTATGATTGTGATGTTCTTCTACCTATCAACACATATCTACAGGCACAGAAGTTCATTACTGAAGGAGGATATGATGTCATCTACCCTTATGGCCATGGTCCATGGCAGAAGAAAGTATATGCTACCGATGATATGGTATCTAAATTTCTATCTAACGATTGTGAGTTCTCACATCTAGAGAAGAAGGTAGAGATTGATAACGCAGAGAGTGGACACGCACAGTTCATTCGTAGATCCACATACATTGAAGCTGGTATGGAGAATGAGAACTTTATCTCATACTCACCAGAAGATAAGGAGAGGTTACATAGATTTAATTTACTAGGATATAATGTAGGTAGGATTGAGAACTGGGTATATCACCTAGAACATATGAGAACCCACAACTCATGGTTAAATAATCCACACATGCAAAACAACTTTGCCCTGTGGGAGTTTCTCAAACCTTTGAGTGAAGAAGAACTTAGGCAATATTATAAAGAACAAAAGTATCTCAAGAAGTATACATGATTGGTTTTAACTACCTAGGAAAACTAGGACAACTTGGTAATCAGATGTTCCAATATGCATCACTCATTGGTGTTGCAGATAAAATTGGAACATCTTTTTGTATCCCACATCATCATGAAGTGATGGTTGACAACCTAGGGAATAGACTTAGGATTGAATTGTTTGATGCATTTGATATCAAACCAGATAGGGTTGGGTTTATTCCTACTGATAAGAACTATCAAGAAGGAGAATTCACCTTTGAAGAAGGAGCATTTCAGATTGATACTGAACATGACACATGTCTGATTGGTTTCTTCCAAACAGAGAGATACTTCAAACATATTCAAGATCGTATCAGATCAGAGTTTGCATTTAAGAATGAAATTAAAGAGGAGTGCCAGGACATCGTGGATTGTTTTGACAATCCTATTGCTTTGCATATTCGTAGAGGTGATTATCTCATCAATAGTGGTAATCATCACAACCTTTCTGATGATTATTATGAACATGCACTGAAAGAGTTTGATGAAGATCGACAAGTAGTGATCTTTACTGATGATCCTGAGTGGGCATTGAACAACCCTCTCTTTGGAAGTGATAGGTTCATCGTATCAGAAGGTAATGGTCCTTATCATGACCTCTATATGATGACTCAGTGTAGTGATTTTATTATATCTAACTCTACATTCTCATGGTGGGGAGCTTGGTTAGCAGATACAGGTAAGGTGGTAGCACCTAAGGCTTGGTTTGGTCCTAACAACTCACATAAATCTACAAGGGATCTCTATCCCGAACATTGGACAATTATTCCTCAATCATAATGACTTGGAACCTACTTACAGTATCATTTGGTAATAATAAGTATCAGAGAGGACAATCTTTTCTACACAAACTGGCAACAAAGGTAGGAGTAAATCACTTTTCTATTAGTGAAGACTCACTCTTCAATTCAGATCTTTATAAAGATAATAAGAAGTGGTTCTCAAAGAAGAATAACTATGGGCACTTTGCCTGGAAACCATACTTTCTCCTGAAGACTATGGAGAAGTTGGAAGAGGGAGATAAGATTCTAGCACTTGATGCACTTGATATCTTTCACCCTGAAATCTTTCAGGCTGTAGATGATTTATGGGAAAATGATCCATGTATTCTCCCTCTGGGTAACTCAGTTCAGGGTGAATACACTAAGAGAGATTGTTTTCACTACATGGATTGTGATGAAGAAGACTACTGGGAATCTAAACAACTCGAAGCTGGTTTCACATTCTGGAGAGTTTGTGATGAATCAAAGAGAATTCTCGAAGAGTGGTTAAAGTGGTGTCTGGATGAGAGGACAAATGGAGAAGTTACTACATTCTCTGGTAAGGAAGAGTTGGATGGATTCCAAGAGGTTCGTCATGATCAAAGTATCCTTACTAACATTGCTGTTCGTGATGGACTCTCAGTAATTGGTAATGATATTCGTAACTTCATTGAGTGTAATGCTGACTACTGGTATGAGAGATACAACAAAGGTACTGTTTCAGTCTATCGTCCTATCGATCAGTTCCTTGTAAGTATCAAAGACCAGGTTGATTATCTAAAACCAGCCCCTAAGGATAGTATTATCCTCACAGTACATAACCAGGAAGGATTGATTCCTACAGTGTTGAAAGGTATTGAAGATAACACTGAGGGTAACTATGAATTGATTGTAGTTGTAGATGGTTGTACTGATGATTCGGAGGGTGTTATCTTTAGATATCTCAAGGACTCAACCATTGAGAATAAAACTCTGATCAAAACTGATGACATCTATGAGAACAAGGCCAACAATGTTGGATTGAAAATTGCTCAAGGAACATACGCCACTATCATTCAAGATGATCAGGTGATTACGGAGAAGGGTTGGAACACAAGGATGCACAAACCCTTTGAGTCATTCGATGATGTATTTGCAGTCACAGCTAGAACGGCACACAATCTTATCCTGAACCCTAACTCCAAACACCTTGGAGAGAAGGAAGATAGAGATGATTGTTGGTGTGATATTCTGGATAATGTAGATGTATCTGAGGAGAGAAATCAATCCAGAGATGTGTTTGCTATCCGTGGTAGTGTAAACCGTGGACCTCTCATGGTAAACATGGCAGATATGAGGAAGTTGAGTTACTTTGATGAAGAGTATGCACCTCAACAACTTGATGATCATGATCTCATGTTTAGAATGAGAAAGAAACTTAAGAAGGTATGTGGTTGTTATTGGATTGGATTTGAATCAGATCCATCCTGGGGAGCCAGTCGTAAGGAAACTACAGGGTTCAGTGAAGCTAACCCAGTAAACGCCAAGTCACATCATAAGAACAGTAAACTCTTTCATAAGAGATATGAAAAGTATTATGATGAGTACAGAATCATTGAAGAACGGGAGTTACCAGAATGACATACAGTAAAAGATTTAGTAGTAAGTTCTTTTCAAAGATGTTACAACCAGCAGGACCAACTAGTCCTGTAAGAGATAGAGCAACTTCCCTGTCTATGGTGTTTGAGATCCTAGATCAGAAGAAGAATAAAGACTTCTTCATTGTAGAGACAGGATGTATGAGGGCAGACCATGGACAACTTGCCCTTGGTGATGATGGAGCAAGTACATACATCTTTGATGACTTCATCAACTTCTATGATGGTGAAGTAGTATCAGTGGATATCAACCCTGACAATGTGAGACATGCACAGAAGATGGTTTCAGATAGAACCACTGTGTATTGTAGTGATAGTGTAGAATTCTTGTGGAATATCCCTGAGAAGAGAAAGATTGATCTGTTGTATCTGGATTCATATGACTTTGAACCAGATAACCCTATCCCCTCACAGAAACATCACCTTAAGGAACTTACCGCAGTGATGAAAAACTTGAGGAAAGGTAGTATAATTATGGTTGATGATAACGCCAACACTCCTGAGTTTGAATGGTTTACCAAGATTGCACAGGGTGGTAAGGCAGGTTTCGTTAAAGAGTTCATGAAAGATGTGGGAGCAGAACTCCTCCTAGACGAGTATCAAATTATTTGGAGACTATGATGGACGTAAGACTGTTTCGTATTGTTACTGGTGAAGAAGTAATCGCAGAAGTAGTTGATGAGAATGAATCTACTGTTACTGTAAGGAATGGATTGGTTGTTCTTCCAACAGCACAGAACATTGGGTTTGCACCTTGGGCTACTGTGGTTAGTAAGGAGAAACCAGAACTTGAAGTTTCTCGTACACACATTGTGTATATTGGTGAGGTGGAACATTCAATTAGAGAGAAGTATGATTCTATCTACGGTAGTAAGTTGGTGACACCTGAACCTAAGAGTTTGATTCTCTCATGAGTTATTTTCAATTTGCTAAGAACTACTATTCTGCCAATGGTGAGGATGGTATCACAGAACAACTATTCAAAGATCTCAACATCAATGATGGTGTAGTGTGTGAGTTTGGTGCATGGGATGGGTTTGATGATAGTAACACAGCATACTTCTGGTTTACCAAAGACTTCTCAGCTATTCTGATTGAGGGATTGGAAAGTAGGTTCGATCAACTTGTATACAATACCAAGGGATTTGATGCCACCTGTATCAAGAACATGGTACAGGAGTCTGGTGATGATAGTATCGACAACATTCTTGATCGATCTATGGTAAAGTTGACTGATGATAACTTTGCTTTGATGTCTATTGACATTGACTCCTTTGACTACTATGTCTTTGGTAGTATCAAAAAGTATCGTCCTAAGGTTTGTATTGTAGAAACCAGTAGTGGATATACACCAGACAGAGACTTTGTTTCTCGTGACTCTGGTTGTTCCCTGAAGTCTGTAGCAGAACTAGGAGAGACTATTGGATACAAGTGTGTGATTCATACTGGTAATGCATACTTTGTTCGTGATGATCTAGTTCATCTGTTGCCAGACTATGATTATAGTTTGGATGCAATCTATAGTTCTCCAGCTGATATTGATTCAAGACAAGGAAAATGAGTGATGTAATCTTAGGAGCATACTTTGGGGGACTGGGGGATCAACTCCAGTTCTCTACACTGCCTGAAGAGTTCTATAAACAACAGGGTAGGGAAACCTACCTGGCAGATGGTAGCAACTTTAGGAACAAAGAGATCTATGATTTGGTGTGGGGAGAGAACCCATACATCAAAGGTGTAGTGGAAGGCGAAAGAACAGCAGGAGACCTGGAGAGTATTGAAGTAAAGAACCATACTGGTAATTGGATCAGTAATTGGGAGTACCTCCATGGTTTAGAACCAACAAACATTCGACCAAAGATTTATTATGAGCCACTACAAATTGACGGCCTATCCGACACTATACTTGTCGATCTTTCTAGTATCACTATCAATCACAATGATACTGGGTATGGATATAACCTAAAACATGTTCACAAAACCTACATGGATCTCCTAGAAAGGTATCCAAAGAAGAAGTTTGTAGGTGTGAACTTCAAACAAGATATAGAATCATCCAAGTTCAATCCTGATGTGGATGAAACCATTGATGTGGAATCCATATACCACTATTGTGATCTCATGAGATCTTCTTATGGTATCTGTTGCTTCTATAGTGGTAGTATGGCCCTAGCCGCAGCAATACAAAGATTTAATACAGATCTCAAGATCTTGTGTATCACCCCTCCTAGCGTGTATAATAGTCCTAGAACCCAAGACCTTGGGATTTTCTATTTTGATTACGTCGATTACCTGGTTACCGAATGAGTAGGATTCTTATTACTGGATGTGGAGGTGGCCTCGGTGAGGCCATGTTGAATGAGTGTCTGAAACGAGGACACAAAGTATTCCCTCACTATCGTAAAGGTGAGGTGGATAAAGTATTCAGTGGTAGACTCACAGGAGATACTACTGACTTCAACTTCCCTGAAAAGTTTAATGAGTACATGCAGATCCATAACATTGATGTATTCATCAATAACGCAGCTCAGTATATCGGTGGTCCTATTGAGGAGACATCAGATAATCTTATCAAGAGAGCCATTGATGTGAATATAACATCACAGATTCTTCTCTTGAAGAAGGCATTCCGTAGGTTCAAATCTATGAAGAGTGGGTTGATTATCAATATCAATTCCCTCTCATATCAACAACCTTCGAAGAATGAAACTATATATTGTGCCACCAAATTTGCACTGAAGGGTTTCTCAAAGGCACTTCAGATGGAAGCGATTGGTACAGGTGTGGAAATCATTGATGTTCATCCTGGTGGTATTCAAACAGGCATGACGAGTGGTAGACCCAACTATGATTCGTTGATGGCCAGAGAAGATGTTGCCTCACAAGTAGTGAACTTGATTGGTAGGGGTAGCAGTTATACTAATGAAATTATTCTGAGGAAGAGAAATGAAAGCAGCCGTTCTTGAAGAACTGAATCAACCTCTTGCACTTAGAGAAGTAGGATTGACTGAACTTAAGTTTGGTCAGGTATTAGTAAAGGTATTGGTAAGTGGATTGTGTGGAGCACAACTTCATGAGATCAAAGGACATAAAGGCAACGGAAAGTTTCTACCTCACTTGATGGGTCACGAAGGTTGTGGTATTGTTGAGAGTGTAGGTATTGGTGTTACTACTGTGAAACCTGGAGACAAGGTGGTTATGCACTGGCGTCCTGGTTCTGGTGTAGAGTCACCCTTCCCTTCATATACTTTGGATGGTAAGACTATCTCTAGTGGAAAGGTTACTACCCTAAGTGAGTTCTCTATCGTATCTGAAAATCGTGTTACTAAAATTAGTTCGAACACCCCTTCTGTTCTCGCTGCTATGCTTGGTTGTAGTCTCACCACTGCTCTGGGTATTATTGACAATGAGTGTGAACTGAAGTTTGGTGAATCTGTTGCTGTCATTGGCTGTGGTGGTGTGGGTCTAAACCTTATCCAGGCAGCCAAGATGAAGAGTGCATCACCCATCTATGGTGTGGATGTGAATCAAAATATGTTTGAGTTATCTTCACAGTTGGGAGCAAACTGTTTCGTATATGATATCGAGTATCTTCCAGAGAAGTGTGATGTTATCATTGATACTACTGGTGTTCCTGATGTCATCTCTAAGGCATTTGAAAGATTGAATCCTGGTGGTCGTTTGATAATGGTTGGCCAACCCGCACCAGATCGTATTGTATGTCTCCCTAACGCTGTCTCTATGTTTGATGGTAGTGGTAAGTCTATTCGTGCCACACAGGGTGGTAGAACAGATCCTGAGAAGGATATTCCTCGATACATTGATCTTGCTATGAAAGGTGTACTGGATTATGAGACACTACATACTCATACATTTACACTCGATGAAGTCAATGAAGCTTTTGATTTGTTGAGAAGTGGAAATGCTGGTAGAATTATGGTGAAGATTAACGAATCATGAAACGACTGGACAAAGAAACAGGTAAACTCATGACACAGTTGAACATCAGTAATCTGGTGTCATGTCTTGAAGCTGAAGTAACTTACCTTACCTGTTGGGATCACAACGGTAAGAAAACTAAGAAAATTGTATTTGAGTACACTGAAGATGAATGAAGTATTATCAGAAAGATCTAAACAAGTAAGGAGGGATGCAATTGATCTATCTCTTGCTAATGGTGGGTATCATTATGGTGGTTCATTTAGTTGTGCCGACATTCTGGTCAACTTGTTTGACAGAGTTATGGATCCGGCTGACAGATTCATCCTTAGTAAGGGTCATGGGTGTTGGGTTTATTACGTTCTACTGCGCGAACTTGGATTTAATCCACTACTTGAAGGACACCCACACTACGATCCGTCGAATGGTGTATACTGCACCGCAGGTAGTATGGGTCATGGATTTCCCACTGCTATTGGACAAGCCCTCGCTAGGAAACTGAAAGGTGAACCTGGTAATGTGTATGTTCTCATTGGAGATGGTGAAGCACAAGAAGGAACTACCTGGGAATCACTTCTAATTGCAGGTCATCTGAAACTAGATAACCTGGTTGTGATTGTGGATAGTAATAATATCCAAGGTAGTGGGTATGTGAAAGACATTATGCCTGTGATTGATCCTTTGATTGGTGCAGCACTCAACTCTGGTTGGGTTGTTCATGAGATTGATGGACACAGTGATGATGCATGGGAACAATGGAAGACTACGGATGGTTATTACATTGCACACAACTCACCCACACTGATTGTGGCTCATACTATTAAAGGTAAGGGTGTATCGTTTATGGAGAACCAACCTAAGTGGCATTCAAACTGGTTAGGTGGTGATATGTTAGCAAAAGCAAGAGAGGAGTTGTCATGAGAAAGGCATTTGGTGAAACACTAATGAAGTTGGCAGATAAGGATGAACGTATTGTTCTCCTTACTGGTGATGTAGAACAAGAGATGGAACCATTCAAGGAGAAGTATCCTGATAGGTTCTTCAACCTTGGTCTCACTGAACAATCAATCACTAGTATGGCTGCAGGTCTTGCCATTGAAGGTATGAGACCTATTGTGTATTCAATCTCTCCCTTTGTGATTGAACGTCCATACGAACAGGTGAAGATTGATATTGATGAACAGAACCTCCCTGTGATGTTGATTGGTTATTCTGATTATCCCTCACATGGTCCTACTCATCGTCCTCTGAACCCTGAACGATTGGCTCTGGTGTTTAAGAACGTGAAGAGTTTCTTCCCTACTGATCAACAATCAGCCACTAAGGCTATGTTGGATTCATACATCATGAAGATCCCTTCTATGATCTATCTACATAAAGACGGACTACCTTTCTTCTAATGAGTTTTCTAGATAATATCCTGATATTTGATACTGAGTATACAAAGGTTAGAGTTGGTGATAAGAAGGACGGTGGTTATGTCGTCCTTGAAGAAGTCTCTCTAGATACTGAGACTCTCTACTCCTATGGTGTAGAAACTAACTCTTCCTTTGAGTCTGAGTTTGTGAGAAGGTTTGACTGTAATGCAGTTCTATTTGATCACACTGTAGATAATGCAGCAGAAAACAATGATAGGTTCACCTTTGTAAAGGAGGGTCTATCAGATCATAAACATGATCAGTTTGATTGTCTTCCTAATCACCTGTCTAGATTTGGTGATCCAGATCGTAAGACACTCAAGATGGATGTTGAGTGGTGTGAGTGGGATGTGTTTGATACACTCTCAGACTTTACTATTGGAGACTTTGATCAGATCCTGTGTGAGATTCACATGATTCCTGTGGACTACAATGGTTCTCATACACCATACTTCACTGACTTTCATAAGTTTGTGTATGATGGTGTGAATAACATGTTGTTCAATAAGTATCAAAGGGTATTAGATAGACTCCAACAACATTATTATGTGTATCATGTACACATTAACAACTCCATTCCATGTAACCAGTATCGTGGTGAAGACATCCCACCACTGGTAGAACTTAGTTTGGTGAACAAGTCCCTTGTAAAGAACCCCACATACTGTGTTGACAACTTCCCTGTGGATGGGTTAGACTATCCAAATAAGACCGATCGTCCTGACATTACTCACATCAAATGGAATCAATGATTGACATCCTAATAATAGGAGACGGGTGTATGGATTCATATACCTATTGTGATACTCATAGACTTGCACCTGAGGCACCTGTTCCTGTATTGGATGTAGTTAGTGTTGAGGAAATGCCTGGAATGGCAATGAATGTATATGAGAATGTATGTGCATTCAACCCATCATGTCACTATGTGACGAATGAGAACTGGGCAGAGGTTATAAAGAATAGATATGTTCATACCAAATCCAATCAACACTTTGTGAGGATTGATAGTGGATCTATCGATGAAAGAGTTGATCTCAATTCATTAGAGTTGGATAGGTATCAAACTGTAATCATTTCTGATTACGATAAAGGATTTTTACATCGTGATGATATTGAGTATATATGCACTAATCATCCACAGGTATTTCTCGACACTAAGAAGGTGTTGGATACCTGGTCTTTTAATGCAAAGTTCATCAAGATCAATCAACACGAGTATGAAAAGTCACAGAACTATGTGGACAGTATAGGAAAAGACCAAGTTATCAAGACCATGGGTGGACAAGGTTGTGTGTTCCGTGATAAAATATATCCTGTTGATAAGGTAGAGGTTCTGGACGTGTCTGGTGCTGGTGACACATTCATTGCATCATTGGCTCACAGATACACAACGATGAATGACATCGAGAAGGCTATCAACTTTGCAAACTACTGTGCATCACAAGTCGTACAAATGAGAGGAACAACTACACTATGAAGGTTATTCTTACAGGATCAGAAGGTTTCATTGGTAAGAACTTAAAGAAGGTTCTTGAACAGGTGTGGGAAGTTATTGAGATTGATAAGAATAATTGTTGGGAAGTGTTCTCTTGGGAACGTGAACAATGGAATGATGTGGAATGTATCTTCCACATGGGTGCCCTCTCTGATACCACTGAGACGGATCCTATGAGGGTCAATGATATGAATGTGAAGTATACACTATGTTTATTTCAGATTGCAATTGCAAAGGGTATTCCAGTCAAGTATGCATCCTCTGCTAGTGTATATGGAAACAACATGTTTGGTAGTCCCAGTCCACTAAACTTCTATGCACTTTCTAAACTCACTGTTGATTACTGGGTAGAAGATCACTTGGATGAGTTTTCACATATCCAAGGGTTTAGGTTCTTCAATGTATATGGTGATGGTGAAGAGGATAAGTTGAAGAGAAACCAATCTTCTCCTGTATCTAAGTTCATTGATCAGGCCAAAACAACTGGTAAGATCAAAGTGTTTGAACGTTCTGATGATTTCTTACGTGACTTTATTTGTGTAGATGATGTGATCGAAATCATGATGGATAATGATAAACCATCTGGTGTGTATGATCTGGGTACATGTAATCCTATCTCATTCCAAGAAGTTGCAGAGATTGTTGCAGAAGAATATCATGCAGAGATTGAAGAGATCCCATTCCCTGCTCACCTTGTAGGAAAGTATCAAGTATATACTTGTTCTTCAGAAGATTGGGAACACGAATATAAATCAGTAAGAGATTATGTCAAAAATAGTTTGGGTTAATGGTTGTTACGATCTTATTCATCCTGGTCACATCGAACTTCTCAAAGTCGGAAAGTCCCTCTCTGAAGGGGGACAACTCATTGTTGGTCTCGACTCCGATCGAAAGATTAGAGAGGACAAAGGTGAAACACGTCCTATAAATACCTTCAAAGATCGTAAGGTATTGTTAGAGTCCATACGATACGTGGATCTTGTGTTAGAATTTGATACAAGGACTGAGTTAGAACAACTCATCGAATTATACAACCCTGATATTTTATTAGATGGAGGAGACTGGCGTGAACATGAAGGGGTGGGAAGAAACTTTGCGAAAGAAGTTCGGTTCTTCAACAGAGTCGGGGGATACTCATCAACAGAAATCATCAGAAGGTGCAAACAATCCAATTAAGTTTGTTCCTAAAGGATGGGGCTGGGAGAAGTGGTTGGTAAACTGCCCATTGTATTGTGGAAAGATTCTCTTCTTTGCTCAGGGTAAGAAGTGTTCATGGCACTACCATGAAAAGAAGGATGAGGTATTCTATGTCCACAAAGGTGCAATAGATGTTCTCTATTCCTATCAGGATAACCCAGAGATTGCTGACACACTTCTCTTAGTTGAAGGAGATAAGTTTCATGTTCCTACTGGTATGAGACATCAAATGTATGCATTGAAAGACACAGAGTTGTTTGAGTTCTCGACAGAGCACTTCGACTCTGATAGTATTCGTTTAAAGAAAGGAGACTGATGAGGTATTGTTTTGACATTGATGGAACTATCTGTGATACTCCTATGACAGATGATCCAAGATTCCCTGGTTATCTAACTGCAGAACCACGTAGGAAGGTGATCAAAAAGATCAATGAGTTATATGATGAAGGACACTATATCATCCTACAAACTGCAAGAGGTTCCAAGTCTGGTATTGATTGGGGTGATCTAACTCTTTCACAACTTGACGATTGGGGGGTAAAATATAATCATCTGATGCCTATGTTTAGTAAGCCAGATGCTGATATCTTTATCGATGATAAAGGTTTGAATGCTTATGATTGGATTGAGAAGGAAGGACTTCAGTAATGGATAAGAATAAGTCAGTATTCAAGACCAAGGGTATGGGCCCTATCTACTACATCAATCTGGATGATCAACCAGAGAGACGTGAGTTTATGGAGAACCAGTTTAAGTACTGGGAGATAGAGAACTACACCAGAGTGTCTGCCTATGATGGTAGAGAAGATGATCTAAGTGATATCATCAAGGGTAGGTATCCTGAGATGATGTCATCTGGTGAGATTGGTTGCACTACATCACATCTCAAAGCTATCAAACAATTCTATGATAGTGGAGAACCATATGCAATTATGATGGAAGATGATTGTAGTTTAGATCTCATCAAGTATTGGAACTTTAGTTGGAGGGATTTCTATTGCAAACTACCCTATGATTGGGATGTATGTCAGATTGCAATCATCTGTACTGGTGATATTAATATCAAGGTTCATAAGAGATTTGTGAATGAGTTCTCCACTGCCTGTTATCTAATCACAAGACACCATGCAGAGAAGATGATTCGTCTTCATTGTCGTGGTGAGAAATACAAACTAGACAATGGTGTAAGACCACGACCAGTTGCAGATGACCTCCTGTATAACTCAGGTAATACCTACGCTCTCCCTCTTCTCTTGTATCACATCCCATTGGGTAGTAGTATCCATCCAGAACACGTTGATGCCTTTCACAAGGGAAACTATGATGCTCAGTGGAACTTCTGGACACAGAAGGGAGCACAACTAGGTATTGATGAACTGATGGATTATGATCCATATCTTGGTAGAGTATCAGCATCTTCTAACCAACCGAACCAAAGTTGATCGGTTTAGTGATTTAATACTATAATAAATAAAACAGATTTACGTTAAGTAATAATATTTGTATAATGCCCTACCCTCGCGTCACTTAGGTTTGGGGCATTTAGTTCAAACAGAGACAAGTCGAGTCTCTTTTCATCCGTGGGTTAAACTCTACGAGACAAAAAGGTAAACAAACATGTTCAAATCAACAATCGCTGCAGCTGGTCTGGCTGTTGTCGCTCTCGCCCCTACTGCCGCATTTGCTGGTCCCTATGTAAACATCGAATCCAATTCTGGTTTCGTTGGTTCTGATTACGGTTCGACCGTAACGGACGCTCACGTAGGTTATGAAGGATCCGCTGGAGATAACGCTGGTTATTACGTTCAGGCTGGACCTGCACTCGTAAGCATCGATGGTGAAGACCTCGAAACCGAACTGTCCGGTAAGGCTGGTATTGGTTTTGACGTTTCTGAGTCCGTCAATGTCTATGGTGAGGTTTCTTTCCTGACCGATGGTAGTGATGACGCTAACTATGGCACCAAGCTTGGTGTTAAGTTCACGTTCTGATCAACTTATATCTAATATAACTAGAGGGTCGTGAGACCCTCTTTTTTTATGAAAAGTTATATTATAAAACTTATATCACATCCAATAACACACTTCAATATTCTTACTATTGGAATGCTTATTATAGTGGGTATGTCACACAACCATGCTCACTTCACAATGAATCAAGATGCGGATTCTTATGTTAAACAATGGTGTAGATCATCATCAGAAAACAAAAAGATTTGTGTTCGTTATGGCACAAACGATGATTGATGATTTGACAAATGTTAAGAAAACATATATAATACAACATAACATAACTTAACACAAAGGAGATTATGACTGTAACTACTAATGAGAGAGGACAGAATAATCTGTTCGCTAAGGAGCCTACAATGTATGTTTCTAAGACTGATGCTGAAAGATACGGTTATGAATCCTATGCAGAAAAGGCAGAGAAACTCAATGGTCGTGCCGCGATGGTTGGTTTCTTCTTCGCTATCTTCTCATACTCACTGACTGGCAATCTTTTCTTCGGTCTTATCTAATGGCATTACTGGCATTATCTGGTATACTATTAGCCACCTTCGCAGGTGCAGCTCTACTCACACAAACAGGAGACGAATCATGAACGAAAACGCAGAACGCATCAACGGTTGGGCAGCAATGCTCGGTATCATTGCAGCTATTGGAGCCTATGCTACCACGGGCCAGCTAATTCCGGGAATCTGGTGAGAATTTACCTGGGACTATTAGTAGGATTCGTCATCGCATACTTATTATTAGATGTTACAGATGACGATGATGACATGGACGGGGGCATGATGGTTCCCGCATATCAAGGATCCCAATAAGGGATCCTTTTTTTCTAAATACTGGTGCCACACCAGCACACCATGGAAGAAAAGAAACTTGAAGAGAAGAAGAAAGGTCTTCTTGGTAAGATTAAAGAAGCAACAGATGACAAGGAAGAACAACTAGCCATCCTATCTACATTTGTGAGATTGGGTATTCTGGTTTGGTCAGGTGGTATTCTCACGTTGGCTTACATACAACTCCCCCCAGCTCTTGGTATTCCCGAACAAAAACTAGATCCAACTTTTATTGCCAGTGTCTTCACTGGAGTTTTAGCTACCTTCGGCGTTCAGGCAGCTAAGAAGAATGGAGATGGAACCTATAAATCACAAGCTGCAGCTGTTGGTGGCATCACCAAGGCTGATCTACAAGAACTCATCAATGTTGCCAAAGAGACAGCACCAGCACAAGTGATTAGAGTAGAACAAGCTCCACTAGTAATCTCTGCAGTTCAACCTAAAGATGCCAAGACAGATAAGGGAAATCAGAACACCTAGGAATGTAGTATCAGAGTTACCAAAGCCTGTAACTAGTAGAATAGAAGTTCCAATACCTGTTGTAAGAGGTTCACAATCCTCTGTAGTGAGAGGTATATCACCACCAGTTGTGAGTATACCTGATACTACTATTGGGTATCCTACAATAGATGTTCCAACAGAAGAACAGTTTCAAGGTGATATGTCACCTCAACAACCACAAACTCCTACACCTACTCCTGATACTAGAGACTTACCAACAACACCATCACCAGCAATACCTACACAACCTTCCATTGAGGTTGGTGGTGTAGATATTCCTCTTCCTGATCCTGGACCACTAGTTGCAGCAGGTTCTCTTGCAGTAGTGACTACTGTGGTAACACTTGGTGCAACTATTGCAGTAAGTCAGGCTAAGACTGCCTTAGAACCTATGCTGAAGAAGATGGTACAACCTAAGAAGAAAAAGATCAAAATTAAACAAGTCAAACCTGTTCTACATTACATACCTAATGAGAATGGAACTGTTGAATGTATTCAATATTCACAGAAGGGTATGAAAGTATTAGAGGGTGGCATAGAAAAGTTTGAGCAACATCTCAGAGATCAAGTAGAGATAGATGCTCTATGGGAGTATGATAATAAAATCATCATTGATGAGGAACTATCAAAGAACCTCACCAAAGAAGGTCAGAAGAGATTCAAAAAGTATTTTGCTTCTCCGAAGGTGATTGCAAAGAAACTTGGGGCAAAGTTATCTTTCTAGTCATTATCCATTAAGTTAGCAATAATAATAATGGTTGGTAGCCAGGTGATTATATTCCAAATAGATTGAGTGATCCCAGCTAGGATTACCGAATTTCTTGGTTTCCTTCTGATCTTTGTCCTTTTCCTCAATCATACAAGTGTACCATGTGATCTTCTAATCTCTCTTAGAACTTCTAAATCCATATTCTTAGTTCCTCCGTCATATGCATGAGCATATCCTTCAGTAATCATTTGTTCGTTGAGGGACACATCCGAGTCCCCAACGTATAACCACCCAAGAAGACGACCATATTTACCGACCCCACCAACAAGTTCAGTCCTAACAGACAACTCATCATCACCAGCGATAGTACTCTCCAGTTTCTCTTTGAGCCAGTTGGTTGCGTCGATTCCAAGTGCCTTTTCCTCTAGGTTTTTAGTACGTTTCTCTGGAGTATCTACTCCAGCAACTCTCACTCTTTCTTTCTTATAGAGATCAAACCCTAGATCTATTGTTACATCAATGGTGTCTCCATCAACTACTCTGTCAATGTTCGTGACTCGGAAGTTGTAACAACTTTTCCGACTTGGTGGTGTCATTGGTGCCATGTTCTAACTCATAGAAGGCGGTTCTCATTATGTATAAAATGTAGTAACCAACTCCTATTAGGAGAATAAGGATACACCAGATAACACTCCAAACTGGATCGTTGAAGTTCTCATGAGTTCTTAGTATTAAATTCATTTGTGTCCCTTAGTGAAGGGTTCCCAGTGTTGCCATCCATGTTCATGAATTAGTTGCATTCCTATCACTGGTACAACTATCAGGGCATAACAAAGACCTCCTAAAAAGAGGCCATTATTCATTAGTGAAGAGATCATAATTCTCTTAAAACTCTCTTACTATATTAGATACAAAGAGAGTTTAAAACAACTATTTGTCAGGGTTTTAAAGTAGAATTGCACCAATCAAAAGACCCTTGGCAAATGATAACCAAAGGAGTTGATAATCAGTCAAGTTGAGTCGGTCTTGTACCTCTCTGATTTTTCTTTTGTGCCACTGTTTGATTTTCATTGTTCTTTAGTACGGGTTTAGGTTCAGGTTGAGGTGGAGCTGGTGATTGAACAATCACGATGTCTGCACATATACCTGCGTATGGGCTATCAGGATGGAAACGAACTCCCATTCTCATAGCTTCTCCACATTTTAACATACGAACTAGTTCAAAGTCAAGTCTAGCTTTATCTGCCTCTGCTTGTTGTCTGGCTATTTCTGTTCTGGCTCTTTCTTTACAGAGTTCAACAGCACCACCATCAAGAGGAACACTCACTCCTAATGTGATACCAAGGTTACGATTACCTGTAACGTATGCTTCTGGATCCCAGTTGTAATTATTGTTTCCTGTAGCAAAGGTGGACACACTCATTGTTGGTCCTTGACAGACAACACCTGATCCATAAGATGTTGTTGAATATGGTCCCTGCAACACCTGCACGGCTTGGTTGGTGACGTTGCCAGTAGCAGATGCTGAGGGTCCAGCTATGTTTGTATTCTGAGGAGCTTCCGCCAGTGCTTTACTGGGTAAACACACTGATGCTAGTAGTATAACTCTCAGTAGTCGTTGTCCTATCAATTTGAGTCTCCGTTGCTATACCTGGACCAAGAAATGTTTCACTGAACTGGAACGGAGCTCCAGGATCAATTTGTGTATAGTTGGTATCTGGTGTAGGGTTTGTTGGAATGTTTATATTAGTTCCACTCACGGTATAGGATGTACCAGTTGTGTATTCAATTTGTCGAATAGTTTCGACTATGGTTTGTGAGCTTGTGGTTTCAGAAGTTACTGTACCTCTGGTGAAGTTTGGAACTACACTGGCTGTATGTCCTGGAAGTTCAAAAAGAACTCCCACCAGCAAAGCCAGTGAGAGTTTTTTTATCATTGGAATACAGTTAGCTCCAAAGTACGTTGACCAACAGCTGTAGTACCAGTTCCACCAGCGGTCACTGTAGGAACACTAGTAGCTGATAGAGCACCAGCAAGATCTCCTGCTGTACCTCCAGCGCTGGTAGTTGATGAACCGTAGATGTTGGCATCAGCAAATCTTCCATTAGTAGAAAGATCATTTTGTCCGGCTGTAATTACAGTGTCTCCAGTGAATGAAGACTCTGAGAAAGCAAATGGTTCACCTGCAGAGGCTACATCATAATCTCCTGCGGTAATTGTAGATGGTGCTGTTGCTGATCCAGAAGTCAAACCACCCAGTGTCGTTACTGAAATATTAGAACCCGATACGGTATAGCTAGATCCAATTCTTGTAGAATGAATAGCTGGACCTTCAACTGTTAGTTGAACTGAATCGGTAATTCTAGAAGTTATTTCTGATGCACTTACTGGTGATACAAGAAATAAAGCAGAAGTTAAAAGAAGAAGTTTCTTCATTTTCTTACCTTATTAGTGCTACTCTATTTAGAAATATTAAAATCCTCTGAGAATATATACATTAGTCTCAAAAATCTCATGCAAAAACTTATCAATGTATTATCAGTTGTATCCTTCGCTGTTGCTGCGGGTATTGTAGCAGGTGGTACATATGTTTACTTAGAGAAAGATAACCTAATTGAGTCAGTAAAAGAAAACATTACTAAGGAAATTGAAGGAATTGTTGGCAACGCCTTGGTTGATGGGTTAAATAGTGGTGTACCGGAAGTTCCTGGTGTGGAATCAGGAGGTACAGATTTACCTTCCCTTCCATTCTAATATATGACTGAGAAACAAGTATCTGACTTTTCTATTAAACGTGATGAGTGTTCTGTGTGTGGGGCAATATGGTTAAATGGCCAACACACATGGAGCACAGGTCAACGAGGTGATGAGGAAACTCTAAGTAACCTTGTCTGTGGTATCAAAGACGACCCAAAGTGTATCAACTCGAAACACAAAGTAGGTCATGTCTATGGTGAAAAAGATACTTGGGAAAAGAGAAGTAAGTTTGTTAAACAAAAATTGAAGGAGATTGACGATGCCTAGAGGACAAGTGACTAAGTATGAGCTTGAGTCTCATCTTTATAAATTGAAAGATGAGCTATCAAAGAGAACAATTATGTGTGAGTCTAAAGGTCTAGCCAATGAGTATCTCAATAAGGTACTAGATAAACTTCAAGAGTTTAGATACTAAAGCTAAGCCCAACCTTTATCGGTAACAAACCTATTCTAATAAAAAACAATACTCTTGTTAAGTCCCAGTTCCCAAAGTGGCCACTGACTTAACAGGGGTTTTCTTTTTGGGTTATAATAATTGGGTAAACAAAACTTTACATAAATAAACCAGTTACTTGTGTTGGTTTCACAACATAAGTGTTTATACTCACTCCCCTCAAACCAAGACCTATAGGGAGTTTAAAAACGTCTTTCATACCTGTATCTAAGGGTGATACAGGAATAGTAAAACCATCATTTCCCTGATGATCTTACTTTTAGTACATTACAATGGCAACACTTTCAAGACAACAATCCCAATCTACATGGAATAATTTCTGTGATTGGGTAACCTCCACCAACAATCGTCTCTATGTCGGTTGGTTCGGTGTACTGATGATCCCAACTCTGTTGGCGGCTACCATCTGTTTCATTATTGCATTCGTAGGTGCTCCCCCTGTGGACATCGACGGCATCCGTGAACCCGTTGCTGGTTCACTCATGTACGGAAACAACATCATCTCTGGTGCAGTTGTTCCTTCCTCAAATGCAATTGGTCTACATTTCTACCCCATCTGGGAAGCAGCCTCACTCGATGAGTGGCTTTACAATGGTGGTCCTTTCCAACTCGTAGTCTTCCACTTCCTTATCGGCATCTACGCTTATATGGGACGTGAGTGGGAACTCTCTTATCGTTTGGGTATGAGACCCTGGATCTGTGTGGCATATTCCGCACCTGTAGCTGCAGCGAGTGCAGTATTCCTGGTCTATCCTTTTGGTCAAGGTTCTTTCTCTGACGCGATGCCCTTGGGTATCTCTGGCACATTCAACTACATGTTGGTCTTCCAAGCAGAACATAACATCCTGATGCACCCCTTCCACATGTTGGGAGTCGCTGGTGTCTTCGGTGGTTCACTCTTCTCGGCAATGCATGGTTCACTGGTTACTTCTTCTTTGGTTCGTGAAACCACAGAGCAAGAGTCACAGAACTATGGTTATAAGTTCGGACAAGAGGAAGAGACCTATAACATCGTTGCAGCTCATGGCTACTTCGGTCGTTTGATCTTCCAATACGCTTCTTTCAACAACTCTAGAAGTCTTCACTTCTTTCTCGCCGCATGGCCAGTAGTTGGCATCTGGTTCACCGCACTTGGTGTTTCCACAATGGCCTTCAACTTAAACGGCTTTAACTTCAACCAGTCTATTGTTGATAGTCAGTCCCGTGTTCTTAACACCTGGGCAGACGTTCTGAACAGAGCTGGTCTCGGGATGGAGGTAATGCACGAAAGAAACGCACACAATTTCCCCCTGGATTTGGCAGCAGTTGAGTCTACACCTGTAGCACTCACCGCTCCTTCCATCGGTTGATTTAACACACAATAAGTGTTACAATAAGAGGGGCTTCGGTCCCTCTTTTTCTTTATTCTTTAATGTGAAGTTTTATTATGATTGAACTCTTAACTTATTACGTGATCGGTGGAGCCCTATTAGTCGGAGCTCCTGCTGTGTTTTTCCTCATTGCTTTTATGCCAGCCCTTCAGAATACGAAAGGTCGTATGGTTGGATATAAAGATCACAAAACATACGGTGACATCTCTTCTTATGAGAACTCGTCCACTGATCAAACAAAATTCTTTTTAGAATTAAACTAATCCATACTCAAAACAATGACAACATCCACACTTTCACCTCCCACTAGGGGGTGGTTCGATCTTTTAGACGATTGGCTCAAACGCGACAGATTTGTATTCATAGGATGGTCCGGTGTTCTTCTTCTACCTACTGCTTACCTTGCAATTGGGGGCTGGCTTACTGGCACAACTTTCGTTACGAGCTGGTATACCCATGGACTCGCTAGTTCCTATCTTGAGGGTGCTAACTTTCTTACGGCAGCTGTTAGTACTCCAGCTGATGCTATGGGTCATTCTCTTCTTCTTCTCTGGGGTCCTGAGGCTCAGGGGGATTTCGTCCGCTGGGTCCAACTTGGGGGACTCTGGAATTTTGTGGCACTCCACGGAGCATTTGCCCTCATTGGTTTCA